CCGAGTACGATAGACACGGTATGGCGATTATGCTTGAAAACCAAGCAAAACAATTAGTAACAGAAGCTAACTCAACTGGTACTTCTGCAAACTCTGAGCAATGGTCAGGTGTTGCTTTACCATTAGTAAGAAGAGTATTCGCTGAAATCGCTGCTAAAGATTTCGTATCTGTTCAACCAATGAACCTACCTTCAGGTCTAGTGTTCTATATGGATTTCAAATACGGAACTGCTAATCCAGGATTCACAAACACTGCTACTCCAACAGGCAACCCATCAGCTCCAGAATTTCAAAACAACTCTGTATTTGGTGTAACTAATACAGCAGGTGATCCAACAGGAGGTCTTTATGGTCAAGGTAGATTTGGATTTTCAGTTAACAATGCTACGTTATCATTTACACTAGGTGTTGCTGCAGCTCCAGTTACTACAACTGCCGCATCTGCATCATTGACAATGTTAGCAGATGCAGATTTTGACGAATTCAATTATGATTCAAAATTTACAACTACTAACTCAGCATCAATTGCTGCGGGTCACTTCAAAAAAATTACTGTATCAATTGCTGCATTAACTGGATCAAATGCTGATTTAGAAGGTGTTAGAGCATATGGTATCTCAGGTTCAGCAACAGGTGTTATTGCTAATTATTACCCACAATTTACTAAAAATGTAAATGATACAACATTATCATTTATTGTATCTGGGTCTGCAACACAAGCTGCTACTGTCGGCATAATTTTTCAAAAACAACCAGCTTCTAACTCAAGAGGTGATTTTGAAGATACTTCAACAGGAGCATCAACAACTAACATCAATATTCCAGAGATCAACGTAGAGTTGAAATCAGAATCTATTGTTGCTAAAACAAGAAAATTAAAAGCTATCTGGTCTCCAGAGTTCGCTCAAGATTTAAATGCATACCACTCAATTGATGCTGAAGCTGAATTAACTTCTATGTTATCTGAATATATCTCTCAAGAGATTGATTTAGAAATTTTAGATATGTTGATTCAAAATGCAGTAACAACTGAAAAATGGTCTGCTCAAGTAGGATATGAGTACAATGCAAACACTGATACTTTCGCTTCATCAGCGTTTACAGGAACTGCTTATACTCAAGGAACTTGGTTCCAAACTTTAGGAACTAAAATTCAAAAAGTATCTAACAAAATTCACCAAAAAACTATGCGTGGTGGAGCAAACTTCTTAGTATGTTCTCCAGACGTTGCTACTATATTAGAGTCTATCCCAGGATATGCTGCTGATACAGACGGTACTAAATTGCAATTTGCAATGGGTGTTCAAAAAGTAGGTATGTTGAATTCAAGATTCACAGTTTACAAAAATCCTTATATGACTGACAACGTTGTATTGTTAGGATATAGAGGTGCTCAATTCCTTGAGACTGGTGCTGTATATGCTCCTTATATTCCATTAATCATGACTCCATTAGTATACGATCCTACAAACTTTACTCCACGTAAAGGTGTAATGACTAGATATGCTAAGAAAATGGTTCGTCCTGAATTCTATGGTACTATTAAAGTTCATGGATTACATTTAGTATAATCTAAACGATTAATTAAATAGTTTTAAAGGGGTTAGAAATAGCCCCTTTTCTACTGATATAAAGAAACTTATTTGATATTTATTATAAATTAGTATTTTATGAAAGAGCCTAATAGAGTTAGAAAAAATGACATTAAATATAGTGTTGTTTTAAATGAAGAACAAAAGCTAGCAAAACAGTTGATAATAGACAATCAAATTGTCATTATAACAGGAAGAGCAGGAAGTGGAAAATCATTAGTAGGTGCTCAAGCAGCTTTAGATTTTTTAAATAAAAAGCAATGTGATAAAATTTTAGTTACTCGATCGGCTATTGAAGTTGGAAGGTCTCTAGGATTCCTCCCAGGAGCATTAGAAGACAAATTCAATCCATATATGGAAGCACTTATTGAAAATTTATACAAGTGTATGGACAAAATTAAAATTGATGATTTTGTTAAATCTGATAAAATTCAAGCTCTGCCAGTACAATTTATCAGAGGTAAAACAATAGATGATGTGCTTGTTGTAGAAGAAGCACAGAACCTCACGAAGTCAGAGATGCTAGCAATCTTAACGCGCCTTGGAAAGACCGGTAAAATCATTATAAACGGGGATAACGAACAGCAAGATACAAATGAATCTATTTCAGGATTAACCTATGCAATAGAGTTATCTAAAAAGATAGATGGTATTGAATGGATAAAATTAAAAGAAAATCACAGAAGTGATTTAGTAGGTAAAATATTAGATTATGAGTATAACTAAATTAATAAAAGAAGCAAAAGAAAAGAAATTAAGAATTTTTGATTTTGATGATACTTTAGCAAAAGTAAAGGCAAATATAATTCTTAAAAATAAAGGAAAGGAATCAATACTTACTCCTGCAGAATTTGCAGTGTATGATGCAAAGCCTGGAGATACATTTAACTTTCGCGAATTCAATGCTGCAATTAAAATAGCAATGCCAATTAAAACTAATATTGATTTATTGAAACAAGCAGCTAGTTCTTCATCTACTAAAACAACTATATTAACTGCTAGACAATTAGGTTATCCAGTTAAAAATTATCTTAAAAAGAAATTTAATTTAGATATATATGTAGTTGCATTAGGAGATGCTAATCCACAAAGAAAGGCTGATTATATAGAAAATGAAATAAAAAAAGGATATAATGATATTGTTTTTATTGACGATTCTATTAAAAATGTTAGAGCAGTAGAAGGATTGAAAGTAAAATATCCAAATATAAAATTAGAAGTAGTTCATACTACAGAAGCAGAACATATAAAACTATGAAACTAAAAGACGTATTAGATTTAGTATTTGAAGATATTGAAAATGGATGGAAAAAACAATTCAATCAACATGAAGTATATTCAAATCCATTTCATACAGCATTTAATCAATTAAATGAAGAAGTAAAAAAACAATTGATTATAATGGTAGGATTACCTGGTTCAGGCAAATCAACATTTATTAATAAATTACCAAATAATCCAATAGTATGTTCAGCAGATAATTATTTTGAAAAAAGTGGAGAATATAAATTTGATGTTTCAAAATTGCATGACGCACATAAAGAATGTATGAACAAAGCAAATGACAATATGCTAATGAAAAAAAGTGTAATTGTTATTGACAATACTAATTTAACAGATAAGGAAAGAGCTCCATATGAAAATATGGCAGAAAAATATGGATATGAAATTTTATATGTTGTATTTGAACCAAATAAACAAAATGTAAAAACATTATCTAGAAGAAACCTTCATGGTGTTGATTCAGCTAAAATTGAAGTTATGATGAAAAGATTCCGTCCACCAAACGGAGAAAAAGGTAAAATAATTTTTAAATAATTTAACTATGTCATTGAACTTAACAAAACTAAAAGGTAAAATTGCGGATAGTGTATTAGATCAAATACCAGCAGCTGCTGAAAAATTTAACATTACTACTAATTTAAGGCTTGCTCATTTTTTAGCACAATGCTCTCATGAGTCAGGAAATTTTAAATTAGTTAATGAAAATTTAAACTACTCAGCTCAAGGATTGAAAACAATCTTTGGTAAATATTTTCCAGGAAATTTATCAGAACTTTATGCTCGTCAAAAAGAAAAAATAGGTTCTAGAGTATATGCTTCTAGAATGGGTAATGGAGATGAAGCTTCAAAAGAAGGATTCAAATTTCATGGAAGAGGGTTTATTCAGTTAACAGGTAAAACTAATTATGAAAAATTCAGTGCTTTTATCGGGGAAGATTGCGTAGCTAATCCAGATTTAGTAGCATCAAAATATCCTTTAGCTTCAGCAGCATTCTTTTTTGAATCAAATAAACTTTGGGCAGTATGCGATAAAGGTTCTGACGTAACTACCGTAACTTCAGTAACAAAAAGAGTTAACGGCGGCACAATAGGTTTAGCAGATAGACAAAAACATTTCACTGAATATTGGAATCTTTTAAAATAAAAATAAGATATTTATTATAAATTAAATAAACAATGGCGGTAACAATTCCAATTTGGACAGGCTCAAGCACATATGTAACTGGTTCGTCAGGTACATTTGGATTTTTTGATACAGATAATCTGTATGTATCACATTCTGATAAAGTAGCTAACTTCTGTGCTATACGATTAGGATACCCATTAAATGATGTAGAGCTTCAAGCAACTCATTTATATAATTGCTTTGAGGAAGCTACATTGGAATATTCCAATCAAGTAAATCAATTTGCTATTAGAGATAATATGTTTCAACTGCAAGGGTCTCCAACAGGAACAAACCTTACTGCTAAGCCAGTTAATACTACTTTAAATAGATTAATATCCATAGCAAAAAATTACGGAACTGAAGCAGGTTCAGGCGGTTATTTAACTTATAAAACAGCTTCAATTAATTTAGTAACTGGTGAACAAATATATGATATAACAAAAGCAAATTTCGAAGTAGCTAGTGATTCAACAAAACATATTGAAATTAAAAAGATATTACATGATAATCCTCCAGCTATTGTTAGATACTTTGATCCTTTTGTTGGAACAGGTTTAGGTTCTCAAGGTATGCTTGATCAATTTGGATTTGGAGCAATGTCTCCCGGCGTATCATTTATGATGCAGCCAATGTATGCTGATATATTAAGATTACAATCTATCGAATTCAATGACATGATTCGTAAATCAGCATATAGTTTCGAAGTACAAGGAGATAGATTAAGAATATTTCCAGTTCCTACATACGATTATAAAGTATATATACATTATATTACCACTGAAGATCGAGGTGCTTTGACAGTCCAAACAGGGTCTAATGTAATTGGAGACTTTTCAAATGCTCCTTATGAATTACATAAGTATTCTGAAATTAACCCTGCAGGTAAACAATGGATATTTAAGTATACATTGGCGCTAGCCAAAGAAGTATTAGGTAATATTAGAAACAAATATAGCTCAGTACCAATTCCTGGTTCTGAAATTACATTAAATGGAGCTGATTTAATTTCACAGAGCCAAACAGAAAGAGAAGCCTTGATTACACAGTTGAGAGAAAACCTTGAAGCTGTATCTCGTCAATCACAATTAGCGAAAATGACTGAAGAATCAGATAATATTCAATCACAATTAAATAAGGTACCTATGCCTATTTATATAGGATAATATTATGGCATTATTTGGAGGACAAAGAGACGTTTCTTTAATTAGAAGTTTAAATAAAGAATTGATTCATAGATGGATTGATACTGAAGTCTTATTCTATAAATTGAATTTATTAGCAACTAGTACAAATATATATGATGAAACTACAAGTAAGACATATCAATCTGCAGTATTAATTCCTTCAATAGTTACATTTGATGATGAAGTTTGGACAGCCGAAGATTTTGGAATGGAAGTGAACCAAACTGGTACTTTTGCATTTTTAAAAGATGATTTAATTGAAGGCGACAATCATCCTGAAATTGGAGATATTATAGAATATCGTAGTAGATTTTTTGAACTTGATTCTGTAGTAGATAACCAAAATTTTGTAGGAAAAGATCCAGACAACTGGTTTGGAGGTTCGGAACATGGTTATAGTTTATCTGTAATTTGTGTAGCACATCAAACTCGTCAATCTAAAGTTAATATTGTTAAAACAAGATTTGGAAATTCTACTTCAATTAAAAATTCAACATTGCCAAATAATTTATAATGAGACAAGATAAACCAAATAAAACAGAATCTACATTTAGCACTAACAAACAAGTTCGAGAAGCTGCAGGGCAGTCTGATTTTAAAAGAGATGGGACTGTTAAAGATATATCTACTTCATTATACGATATAGATTATGCTATTAAATGGCATTTAGAAACTATTATACAGCCTACAGTAATGGAAGAAAATTCTATTATTACTGTACCAATTATATTTGCAAATGGAGAGAAATGGGCATCAGTACAAAAACATGGATGTCTTCGTGATTCTCAAGGAAAAACTCTTACTCCTATAATAATGATAAGAAGAAATTCTGTATCTAAAAGAGAAGATATTCAAGATTTAAAAGTTTTAGAATCTGCCGATGCTAGAATTACAGTAGAAAGAAAATATACTAAAAATAATAGATACTCTAGATTCGCATTAACAGGAGCTCCTATAGAGAAAGAATATTATTCAGTAGATGTTCCTAAATTTGTTCAAGTAGAATATGAATTGATATGCTGGACAAATAATACAGTTCAATTAAATGAAATTGTAGAGCATTTATTATGGTTTGACGGAAAAGCCTTTGGCGATTCATATAAATTTATTACTAGTATAGATCCTCCTTCTTTTGAGAATATGAACAATGTAGGGGAAGATCGCGTAGTAAAAGCTACATTGTCAATGAGAACTAAAGCACATATATTAAATGCAACTGGTCCTAATGCTCCAATAATGTATAAACTTAATCCTATTAATAGATTTGTTATGGGAATTGAAGTTGACGGCATTACTGACGTAGCAGCTTCTACATCTGCAAGGCCAATGACAATTGCCGGAACCGTAAATAGAAATGCACAACTATCATCAAACACTACAGTACTTGTTGCTACATATCTTAATACAAACAATCAATTAACAGGAACAGTTACAAATACTAATACTGTTTCATTCCCATCTGGATGGCTTACTGCACCAACAGGAATGTCACTAACTAGTATAGATAATTTTGTATTTTTTCATAAAAGCTTGAATTGGGACGCTGCTAGTACAGTAATTCCAAGATCGGCAATTATATCTTTCAGTGAACTATCTGATATAAGCACATTAGTATTAAACCTTACTAATTTAGATTATAATTTAGTACCAGGAGATAAAGTAATAGGAATTGGAAAATTCATTAATCAAGACGCCTTAGCATAGGTTTCGAAAGGTTATTACATATTTATATATAGAACTTAAATAATTAGTTATGACAGAAAAAGAACAAATACAATTAACTGAAGCAGAACTTCAAGAGATAAATAACTTGCGTTAACAATATGCAACGTTAACTGCTAAATTTGGGCAACTTAAAATTGAACAAATATTAACTCAAGAACAGTTAAAAAGATTAGACGAATTAGAAAATACTTATACGTCTGAATATTTAGCAACTCAAGCTAAAGAAGAAGTTTTTGGAAATGAAATTACAAGCAAATACGGCGAAGGTAATATTAATGTAGATACTGGATTTTTTATACCTGTATAACCTTGTTTCAATTTAAAATTACATATTTATTATTAAATATAAACATAATCTTAACCCTTTAAACATTTAATACAATGGCAGAAAAAATCGTTAGTGCTGGTGTGTTTACCAATGAAAAGGATTTGTCATACTTACCTCAAGGAATTTCTGAGATTGGAGCAGCATTTATAGGACCTACAGTAAAAGGGCCTGCAATGATACCAACATCAGTATCTTCATTTGGAGAGTTTGTACAAATTTTCGGTGACACTAACCCTAATTTATACTTACCTTACGCAGCTAAGGAGTATTTAGCAAATTCAGGACAATTAACAGTTGTTCGTACTCTTCATGATGATGGGTATTCAATATTAAACCCAGTTGCTATTATAGCAACAGGTTCATTTGGAACAAAACATATTGGATTGATTCATCCTTCTCAAGTAGTATCTGAAACAGATGCATTTTATAATGGTACAACAACTTTATTTAATAAATCTACATTAACTTCGAATACTTCAGGATCATTTGTAGTAAATATTTCAGGTTCATTTACTGTTGACACAAGCACAACAGCATTCCCTAATGCATTAGCTGCTGGAGCAGCATTGTATAGCGCTTCGTTAAGTCTTACAAATGCAAATTATTTATCAAAAGTATTTAGTTTAACGCCTCAAGTAACTTCTAATCCAGGGTATTTATATACATTCTTCCCTCAAGCAGCATCTGCATCATTAGCTGCTGACGCGGCAGTTTCAGTATTTTTATCGACAGGATCAGCAGCATTAGATTTTTCTGAAACTGCAAAAGAAGCAACTACTCCTTATATCATTTCACAAACTGTAGCTGGCACCAATCAAAATTTATTTAAACTTCATACTATTAGTTCAGGTATAAATGCTAACTATGAAATTAAAGCTGCTATTTCAAATATCAAAGCAGCTGGAACAGTTGCAGGATCTGAATATGGATCTTTTAGTGTTACAATTAGAGCAGTTGATCAAACTAAATTAAATATATTAGGCTCACCATTTTCTACTCAAGATTCTGATGTTAGACCCAATATTTTAGAATCTTTTGATAATATTAATTTAGACCCAAATTCTCCTAGATTTATAGCTAGAATAATTGGAGATAGATATAAAACATTTGTAAGCGGTAAAGTAATTATCAATGGAGATTATTCAAATAAATCTAAATATGTATATGTTGAAGTTGACACTGCTGTTGAAAATGCATCTGTATCTCCTCAATTAGTACCATTTGGTTTTGCGGCATTGTATTCTCCATTACCAAGTATATTTACGCAACCTACATCAGCTTCATTTGTATCTGTTCAACAAATAAATGGAATTTTCAATAAACGTAAACATTTTGGATTTGATTATGATTTTGCTCTTACAGACAACGCAAATTATTTGAAGCCAACTCCAAAAACATCTGCAACTGTAGGTAACAATGCTAAATTCTTATTGTCCAATTTCAATCAAGATTCAAGCTATTCATATTCAAGCTCAATTGATTTAACTAATTCAAATATAGAAACTCGTAAGTTTGTTGTACCTTTTCAAGGCGGAGCAGACGGAGTTCAACCAAACCGTAGAATTTTAGTAGGGGCTGATATTGTAGCTGCTAATACTCAAGGATATGATTTAAGAAGTAACACTGCTAAAGATTATTCAGTATATACCAATGCAATTGATTCAGTATCTAATCCAGATGAATTAGATATTAATATGTTAGTTCTTCCAGGTGTGACTCAAGAATCTCACTCTGCTATTATTGATTATGCAGCTAATATGTGTTTGGATAGAGCAGATACTTTCTTTGTATTTGATTGTGTTGGATTGACTTCAAATATTGCAACGGCAGTATCAACAATTCAAGCTATTGATAACAATTATGCAGCAACTTATTACCCATGGGTAAAAATTATGGATGCAGGAATTAACAAACCAGTTTGGGTTCCGCCTTCCGTAGTTATTCCAGGTGTACTTTCTTTCAATGATAAAGTAGCTGCTGAATGGTATGCTCCTGCAGGATTGAATAGAGGAGGTTTAACTTCAGTGCTAGACGCTTATTCTAGATTAACTCATGCAGAAAGAGATGATCTTTATGAAGGAAGAATCAATCCAATTGCAACTTTCCCTGCTCAAGGTGTTTGTGTTTGGGGTCAAAAGACTCTTCAAGCTAAACCATCAGCATTAGATAGAATCAATGTAAGAAGAATGTTAATTGCAGTTAAGAAATTTATTGCATCTGCAACAAAGTATTTGGTATTCGAAAACAATACAGCAGCAACTCGTAACAGATTCTTAAATATTTGTAATCCTTATTTAGAATCAGTTCAACAACGTCAAGGTCTTTATGGATTCAAAGTTGTAATGGATGAAACAAATAATACTGCAGACATCATTGATAGAAATATTATGTATGGTCAAATTTATTTACAACCTGCGAAAACCGCAGAATTTATTATAATTGACTTTAATATTTTACCTACAGGTGCTGCATTTCCAGGAGCATAATAAAATGTAAATTGCAAAGTAAGAGGGACTATTTATTAGTCCCTTTTCTTTTGTTTTTTCAATACTTACATATTTATATTAAATAAAAGAACTAAAAATGAAAGTAATAGAATTTAAAAAACTAATTCGCGAAGAAATTCGCCGTGTTCTAAATGAATCAACTCCTAGGTTTGGCGTTAGTCAAATAGTAAAAGATCATGACAGAGATCGTTTCAGAATAATTAAAATTTACCCAAACTTGAAAGCAGCTCTAGTAGATGCAAAAAAGACAACAACTCCGGACGAATTTAAACAATTATTGGGTTATACAGCAACACTTTATAAAGGCAAAAGAGCAATCCGTAAAGAAGACGATAATAAGCCTTGGTATCTACTAAAAGCAAAAGATGATGACGAAGTGTATGAGACTAATGAATATTTTCCTAATATTGAACCGGAAGCAAATTTATTTTTAAAATAAAGTTGAGTGTATAATAATTAATAAAGAATCAAGGGACTATAGTCCCTTTTCTTTTGTTTTTTAGACACTTACATATTTATATTAAATAAAAGATAAAGTTATGTTTTTTCCGAAAGGATGATATTTATATTAAAAAAGAACTTAAACAACTTATAACAAAATGGCTGAATTATTAGACCCAACAGAAATCATGTTTACCGCTTTTGAACCGAAAGTAGCAAACCGTTTCATCATGTACATTGAAGGTATTCCTGCTTACCTAATAAAAGCAGCAAACAGACCAGGAATCACTTTCGGTGATGTGGTATTAGATCATATCAACGTTGAGAGAAAACTTAAAGGAAAAGGAAGATGGAATGATGTTTCTATTACTCTTTATGATCCTGTAGTTCCTTCTGCTGCTCAAGCAGTAATGGAATGGGTTCGTTTATCTCATGAATCTGTAACTGGTAGAGATGGTTATTCTGATATGTACAAAAAAGATATTACATTTAATGCTTTAGGGCCAGTAGGTGACAAAGTAGAAGAATGGACATTAAAGGGTGCTTATATTGGAGATGCTAACTTCGGTGACTTTGATTGGGGAACTGAAGATGCTATTAACATTGCATTAACTTTGAAATACGATTATGCAATATTACAATTCTAGGAAATTGTAGTAAAAAAAACAAAAATGAAAATTCAAGAATTCAAAAAACTAATCAGAGAAGAGGTTAAAAAAGTACTAACAGAAGCTCAAGCGCCTAAATTCAAAGCAAAGCATACAAACAACAATCTTGTAGCGGCTATTTACTTTTCATGGAATAAAGCCGAAAGCAACAATCAATCTTTATGGGACAAGGTAATTGAAATTTTAGAACAAGAAGATTGTAGATTAATTAACTATGTAGTAACTGATAGCGTTTGTGAATTTGAATTTCAACCTTCTATAGGAGTACAAGCTCAAGATCAATTAGACGATGCTAGATATCGTGTTATAGATGCACTTAAGCCTTTATCAAAAGCATTTACCGGATATGATGTATATATCGTCGGAGCATAATAAAACACCGACTATTTATAATAAAAAATAAACAATGAAAGTATCAGAATTTAGAAAATTAATTCGTGAGGAAGTAAAAAAAGCGTTAAATGAAAATTATCGTGATCCTGATGAAAATTTAGATGTATTAATTAAATTGCTAAAAAAGAACAAAACTAAAGATGCGTTAGAATTAGTTCAAGCAGTGAGAGATGGTCTAGATGGAAATAATTTAGAATCTGCATTTGACGAAGCAGTTGAAATGTGGTTTGATGAACACTCAGAAGGAAGCCGCGGCTTTTAAATAAAAAAAGATTTGGTAGATTGAAAAATTATACTTATCTTTATATATAGAAACAAACTAAAGCTCCTTTAATTAGGGGCTTTTTTACTGATTAGATATTTATTATAAATTAATAATATCATTCAATATAGAAACTTCTACTTTGAAGGTAAATACTTTAAATAAATGGATCACGTAGAATTTAAAAGACTGTTAAAGGAGTTCGCACCGGGTGTTATGGTATTAAAAGAAGTAGATATAATACCAGTCGGCCCTGACGGAAATAAAATTTCTGATGAGACAGTAATTCGAAATTTAAACATGGCTGTCAAAGCTGTGAGTTCTGGATTACGTCCTAAATTAATTCAAATTTTAGAAGATCCAGAAGCAGCAAAAGCTTTAAAATCTCCAGCACAAAGAGCTGCGTTAATTGGAGCAATTGCAATTGCGTTTGGAGTATCTGAAAAAGAATTCGGACAGATAATATCAAAAATAAAAGGAATGTTAAAATCTTCAGAAGCTCCAGAAACAAATGATCAAGCTTAAACCTATAGCAGAAGCAATCGTTCTTTCTAAATCTGATGATAAAATAACATGGGGTGATGTAAAAATAGTATTGGATACTATTAAAGCAGAACAAAATAGATTAAATATCAAAGGAGCCTCAACTCAAGTCGCAACAAATGTAGGAAAGACATTTGCAAAGGCAGGAGCTAAATGGGCATTGAATTTAGTTACGGGAGGTACTGCAGGATTTATATTAGACATTGCTGCTGACCATGGTGAAGATGTTGGAAAATTCTTATTGAATATAGGAAAAACAGTTACAGAAAAAGAACTTAAAAACCCAGAGGCATCTGAATTTAAAAAGATGATAGGCCCATTTTGGGAAGCAATAAAATTATCTCCTAAAGTATCAGAATTGCTAGATGACCAATTAGAAAAGAAATTTATTGATACAGTAATATTACCTAAATTAAAGCAGCCGGGTTCAGAAAAAGAAACTATACCAAATATGGATGAATTGTTAGGAGCGTGGTTAAATAATAACGGTGCACTTAAACAAGACGCTGATATTCATTTTCAAGCAACTTCAGGAGGACTTTAAAAAAACCACAAAATTTTCAAAGTTACATATTTATATTAAATAATAAAACTTAAATTAGTTTATGGCACAAGTTAATGACAACCACCCTAAAGGAGCGGAGCTTTCAGATTCTCAATTAAAAGAATTCGCTTTACAACAACACAAACAACAAGAAGTTAAACAAAGTGGCTTTCCAACAGAAGTTATAACTTTGCCTTCAAGAGGTCTTGTATATCAAGCAGGTTCTTCATTAAGTGAAGGTACCGTTGAAATGAAATATATGACAGCTAGAGAAGAAGATATTCTTACTTCTCAAAATTTAATTAAACAAGGAATTGTTTTAGATAAATTGATGCAGTCTATGATTGTATCTCCTATTAGATATGAAGATTTAGTTATTGGAGATAAAAATGCTATTATGGTAGCTGCTCGTATTTTAGGATATGGTAAAGATTATCCAATAGACTTACCTTGTCCATCATGTAATGCTACTAATAAAATTGATATTGATTTAACTCAATTACCAGAAAGCAACATACCAGATGATGTAGTATCGCCTTCACCAGGAGTATTTGAATTTGTATTACCACAATCAAAAAGAGTTATTCATTTTCAATTATTAACAATTGGAGCAGATAAAAGAATAACTAAAGATTTAGAGGCTGTTAAAAAAATTAATAGATCATCTCAAGTAATAGATAGAGAATTGACTACTAGATTGAAAAATATCATAGTTTCAGTCGATGGAGAATCTGACAAAGCAACTATAAATAATTTTGTAGATAATGAATTATTTGCAATGGATTCAAGAGCATTAAGAACATACATGAGAGAAATATCTCCTGATGTTAAATTTCAAATTGATAATTTTGCATGCACAGAGTGCGACCACGAAGAGGAGGCGTTAGGGTTTTCTATTGATACAAACTTTTTTTGGCCTAAGTCCTAAACATAAGCCTTTAATTCACGCTCAACTATTTGACATGGTTTATCATGGCCATGGATTTACTTGGACTGAATTATATAATATGCCAGTATGGCTCAGAACTTTTTATTATAAAAAGATTGAAGAAGCAATCTTAAAAAAGAACGAAAAGGAAAATCCAAAAAATACACCTAAGCCACCAAAAATACAAAGACCTGGAGTAGCACCTGTTTAGGTGCTATTTTCATGTTTAAAATAATGGCACCAACTAGTTATTAATTAGATATTTATATTAAACCAAAGTATTCTACAATGAAAGCAACACAATTTAAACAACTTATTAAAGAAGAGATAGCATTAGTAAAATCAGAACTAATTACAGATTCTATTAATACTATATATACCGATATCAAAGCTAAACATAAACTTAAAGAAAGTATAGTTGCTGATATGCTAACTTTATTGCTAGGCCCTAAACTTAAAGCTCAAGCCGACGCAGTAAAAAATTCTCCAGAATATCAAGAATTACTTAAACAAATAGATATTAATACAAAGTCTATGGTTAGGTTAACTGCTAAATTAAAAGACGAAATTGGTGCATATAACAAAAATATAAAATCAATGCAAAATGCTGGTGTTAAAGTAAAAACAGGTCAATCGCCATTTCAAATGAAAGCAGCATATGATAAATGGCAAAAAGACCAGCATGCAGAATTTTGGAAAAAACATCCAGCAATGGCCAACAATCCAGAATGGCAGAAAATGTTAAATTATTAAATAATACATTTTAATTAAAATGGCAAACAAGGACGTAGCAGGCGATAAAATCATAGCAGATCAAGCAAAACAAATTGCTGGTCTGAAAAAGCAGCTAGCTGCTAAAGACGCAACTGAATCTAATGCTGTTAAAGATCAAATTGATTATTCAAAGCAACTATTAGATGCTACGACTAAAAGATTAGCATTAGAAAAACTTATAAGTGATACTACTGCGGAGATATCCGATCTTCAAAAAAGTAATATTAAGTATGGAATGGATTTTGGTCGTCAGTCAAAGAAAATTAAAAAAACCAGAGAAGATGAGTTTAAAATTGTTATGGAACAAAGAAAACTTGATCTGAAAACAAAAAAAGACTTTGGGGCTGTTCTTAAAAATCAACAAAAAATAGCTGACTTAACTAAAAACATATTAATTAATAAAAAAAATATTTCTTTTGCACAAGACAAGCTTAATAAATCTAGCGCAGCATATACAGAAGGTGTTGAAACGTCATTTGGATTTATAGATGATATAGACGATGCAATTAAAGGCATTCCTGTAGTAGGAGGTATTTTATCAAAAGCAATTGGTTTAGATACATTCAAAGAGGAAATTACTAAAAATTTCAGTAGTCTAAGCGGTCAGTTTGCAGATTCGATTAATGGAACGTCAGTCGCACAAATACAAGCTTCGGAAGCAGCAATTGCTGGATTTGAAGCTGAAGCCGCTGCAGCAGGAATAGTATTAGGCGAAACTAGCGCAATCGTAGCTGAAACCGGAGTTGTAGCTGCAGAGACTGTAGCACAAGCAACTGCAGCAGGTACGGTTACATCTGAATTAGGAGCGATGATTGCAATTCTCAGTGCTATTGCAACAGCATTAGGAGTAGCAAATGTAGAACTTATAGCATCAGGTGCTGCAGCAGGAGTGTTAGCAACAGAATTAGGAACAGCTGCAGTTGCGACAGGCGTATTAGATGCAGAAGTAGCAGCGTTAGCTCCACCAATTGCAGTAGCAGATGTAGCCGCAGTAGGATTTGGAGCATCTATGTGGGCAGCCGCAGCTGCTTCAGCAGCCGCATTAGCTCCAATGCTTCCATTAATAGCAGCTGCCGCAGCGGTATTAGCATTAGTAGCACTTATCAAAAAAGGAATTGAAGTTGATGAAGAAATTACTAATTTTGCTAAAAAGATGGGTGTTACTAAAGAAGAAGCTTTTAAAACACATCATCATTTATTAGATATTGCTCAAGATACCAAAGTTATTGGAGCTAACCAAAAAACAATGGAAGAAGCTTCAATTAACCTAAATAATATTTTAGGCACTAATGTTGAAGTAAGTAAAGATATGTTAGAGACTAATGTATTACTTACTAAACAGTTTGACATGACCAGCGAAGCCGCAGCTGAATTTCAAGTTACGTCAGCAGGTTTAGGACAAACAGGTATACAATTAGCAGAAAATATCAAAGAGACAGCAGCTCAATATGATGCAATGACAGGAGATTCAACGAATTTTCTAGATATTCAAAAGAGAATTGCAAAAACGTCAAAGTCTACATTAGCTAATTATCATGGAAATGTAAAAGCACTTACATTAGCTACTATTCAAGCTAAAAAATTAGGAATGACATTAGACGAAACTGCTGGTGTTAGTAGTAATCTATTAGATTTTGAACAAAATATTCAAGATGAAATGACTGCTAATGTTCTTACTGGCAAGCATATGAATATGAATGCAGCTAGATTATTAGCTTTGGAGGGAGATAGTGCCGGCGCAGCTGCCGCAGCGGTTGCCGAAGCTGGTAAAGGAGCTGATATATTAAAAATGAACGTATTACAACGTGAGGCTGTAGCAAAAGCGGCTGGATTATCTGTTGAACAACTAATGAAAGCTGCTGAGTTAGATGCTTATAGCACAGCATTAGGAGGTAAAAAAATTCTATCTTTAAGAGAATTAAGTGCTGAGCAACTAAATCAATTAGCAGCTAGTAAAACTATAACAGATGAACAAGCCAAACAAATGGCAATGGATAATCAAAAGGCAGATGCTCAAGATAAAATAAATACACTAACAGATAAATTAACTGCTATATTTGCCGAAATGGCAGGCCCGATTGCAGAAATAATAGATCCATTAATGGAAATGATTAAATTCATACTTCCAGCTATTATGCCATTGATTAAATTTGCGTTTGCTCCATTAATAGGGATAATGGATATGTTTAAAGGAATTGGAAAAATGATTGACGGAGACATTATGGGAGGATTAAAAGATCTTGGTGAAGGTATTATGAGATTTTTCTTTGCGCCATTTATGTTAGGATTTGATTTAATTATGAGCTTCTTCCCATCATTAAAAAAACTATTAAGTGATGCAGTTGATTGGATAGGAGATAAAGTTAAAGGTATATTGCCTGATTGGGCAATAAAGTTATTAAATTTAGATAATGATAAATCTAAAGAAGCTTCAAGCAGTATGGAGGAAGCTTCTGTTAAGCATGAAGATGATGCTAAAATAGACCCGTCAGGAGGTTTAGTAGTTTCAGGACGAAAAGGTTCATTTCAATTAAATAAAAATGATTCTCTTGTAGCTGGTACTGATTTAGATGGTACTTCTAGTACATCAAGTACTCCTGAAAATGGAAATTTTTTAAGTGGATTAGGAGATTTAGCAACTTCAGCAATGTCCGCAGTAAGTAATATAATAAGTCCACAGCAACAAGACAATACAGAAATTGCTAGTTTATTAAAACAATTAATTGCTGCAACTTCTCAGCCAGTAAAAATTAATATAGGCGGAAGAGTTATTGACGAAATAGAAAAGCAAACTACATTGAGAAAAACATATAATACCAAAGTGGATAGCGGTTATGGTACTAACGGATAATAAATAACATATATGGCACTAATTGATTTAAAATCTATATTATCAAATTTCCGTTCCGACTTTTCTCATGAAAGCAAATTAACATCTCTAGTAACAATACCAGGAGAAGTTAATTTTTTCGATGATAAGAAATCTGGAGCAAAAGGTTTTACAAGTAAAGCTAGCGATAAAAACAAATCTAATATATTAGGTATTCAAGGTTCTACATACAATCATGCAGTACCAACATCTGTGTTACAAGTTGGAAATGCTTCATTGGACAATCAATTACCTGACGGTTCAATATTTAGATATTTGAAATCAGGAGCAACTGCAACAAAGAAATTTTCTGTAAAAGGATATAATGATAAAAATAAATACGGAAATGTAATTCAATCGATTACAGGTCAACCAAATAAAAGTTTATTGTATACTCGCTCAACAGAAAAAAACTCTCCTTCGGCATTAGACGCTGAATATAAAAAATTCAATTTACGTGATGATGCATATAACCCTAGTTATATGAAACATCCATTAGTGTTAAGAGATATTGGAAAACGATGGGGTAGTACATTTGATGATGGATTGATTCGAGGTGGTATGGTAACTGCTTTGGAACGTTCTGCATTAGATACTGTTAGAATAGCAAAATGGATGGCATCACCAAAAGGTTTATTATGGGTAGTTAAACAAGTAGGTTTAGGTTTAACAAATCCAAAAGTAGAAGCTGTTGGAGGTGCATTTACTAGACAAACTAGAATACATTCAGGTTTAACATCATTGCTATCAGTGCCAACCACTGCATTTGGATTACATTTTACTAAACATGGACTTCCATTTTTAAATGACGCATCTAGCTATGAAAATGTATTAAGAGAAAAACAGAGATTATCTCCTAAAGAACCATATAGCCGTTTAATAAAACTTAAAAGTGAAATGTTAGGTTTTGATAGTATTATTACAGGATTCAAAGGAGCGCCCATCAAAGAACTTTCAGGATTAGCAGGCCCAGGGTCTGTATATGGAATAGGAACTACTACTATTAGAAGATATACTAATTCAAAAGATGCATCTATAGAGGCTGCTGATAGACAAAAATGGAATACTAAATATTATATTAAATCGCAATATGCGTCAATAATATCTATTAATGCGTGGAAAACAAGTGCAAGTCCTGACGGTTCGAAATATGGAGGGCCTGAAGGAAGTCCACGAACAGCAAAAGCTGTTGATGATGCTTTAGATTCATTAAATAGTAAATTTAGTAAGTATGCAGATAATTATGATCAAGCACCTGGAACACTTCAAGATGGTATTAGATCAAAAGCAGAAAATATTGATGGCCGACCAGCTAGCTTTCCAAAAACGAATATTAAAAGTTATGCTGTATTAGCGTATAATGATTTATCAAGAGCAACTACTACAATACCACAAGATTTCAGAAATAAAGTTAAAGAGCCAAGTGGAGACAAAGGAGCCAAGTCGTTTTTAGGTAAACAGGATGAGAAGTATTATGAAAATAGCAATTTAGAAAAAAAGTATGGATTTGGAAATCTAGGTGCTAAAGATGTTGATAGATCCGATCCAAATAAATTTATATTAAATGAGTCTAATTTTAATACTAAACAAAGAACAATATTAGCATTAAATAAAGATTTTCGTGGTGACCGTGTTAATGCGTTGGATATAGCAAATGTAGGACTTGAACAAATATACCCGGATACTGCAAAAGACTTAATTAAATTTTATTTTCAAGACGGTGTGCAAGGACAAAATGTAATGCCGTTTCGGTGTACAATGACAGGATTCTCTGATTCATTCTCACCTTCATGGAATAGGATAGATATTATGGGACGACCAGACGGAGCATATTTATACTCATCTTTCGAAAGATCAGTATCATTTAATTTTATTGCAGCAGCGATGTCAAGATCTGAAATGATACCTATGTGGAGAAAAATAAATTATTTAGCTTCATATACTATGCCTGATATTAATGGAGGATCTAAACCTTCTGGGCCTATGATGCGAATTACGATTGGAGATTTATTTCAAGAAACTCCTGGATTCATAACTTCATTGTCATATACTATTCCAGATGACGCAACTTGGGATATTGCAGAAGACAATGCAGCTGGAAATCGTACTCCAAAGCAACTTCCCATGATAGTTGAGGTTGCAATGTCATTTCAAATAATTGGAGATTATAGACCAGAGCAAATGGGTAGAGCATATAGTCTTTCAACAGGAGGCGGCAGTGGAACGGATGAAGAAGCAGGAAATTGGCTTCGTGGAAGAAGAGCAACTGTCTTTAAAGACGAAGATTAATTAATTTTAAATATAATGAAATATGAGCAGGTATAACAATTACGCATTTACTCAGCCAGCCAAACTAGATTTAGATAACAAAAGAAGATATTATGACTCATTAATCGATCCTGTAATTGAAAAACAAGATGATGATATATATGTTATAACTTCATTTGGAGAGCGATTGGATTTATTAGCATGGAAATATTATTCCAATGTAGATTTATGGTGGATAATAGCAGCTGCAAATCCAGAGTTACGAAAGGATTCATTATATTTAGAACCAGAGTCTCAAATAAGAGTACCTGCAGATTATCAACAAGTTTTATTAATGTTACAAGAACAAAATACTTCTAGATAGTGGAAACTATATTTTATACGCAAGTAGATGGAGGTGTTGTAGGAGCACTTAACGCACGTAAAGCACATTATGGAGCTACTTCACGAACATCTGATGCTCATGCATGGCTAACAAGAAAAATGGCATGGGCGTCGGCAAGTGCACATCATAAATTATCTAACAGAGGAGCATCACTTAAATTACCGACAGGCGGAGGTATTTCTGGTGGAGGATTATACGAGCCAGGCCAATCATCTGCTGGAAAGTGGTTACCGAAACCTCACATTACTTCAGTTAAAATTTACAATGAAGGAGATTTTGGTTCTATTAAAAAATGCGAATTAGCATTTACAGTTTATAATTTAGTAGATTTAAACGCAGCACAAGCATTTTTTGATCTATCAGCAGATTTAACAGTAAATTATGGATGGAATCAAGCTGGAGGAGCAGGAGGCAAAAGTGGATATTTCAAAGGTATTGTCTATAACTTTACATATCAAGTTACGCCAATAGGAGGATTTGATTGTATGTGTTATGGAATGAGTAAAGGTATAGCTATATTAAGTACTCATGCTAATGCGGCTGCAGCATCAGCTGCAAAAGTTACTGATGCATTAAATGATACTATTATAGGAAATTCATTAACTGGACAATTAACTATAGCTCAAGCAAAGGCCAAAGATTTAGCCCATGGATTAATTGCAAATCATATTGGATGTTTAGTGTTTCCAAGTTCTTATGGAGCAGCTGAAGCATCTACAGAATCAACAGATATAGAATCAACGGATACTCCACATTTTTATATTTCATTACAATATTTAATAATACTTTTAAAAGATAGATTAAGAGCAGCATCAGGAAAGGCATTAGATGATTTGGAAATACTATGTGACGCGAATGTAACTAAAGTTAATCCAGTAACTGACAATGCAAAATTAGTATCTGGTAATTTTTTAGAAGTAGTATTTCCTGGATATGGAAAATATGGCGGGGAACATGATTATGGATTTAGTGATGGCGGATTTATAGGCGCAATGGGCAAAGGAGACGCTAGTGCAATTATGATTAATATAGACTGGATTACAAAACAAATTTCAGATATGGGGTCGAAAAAAGATGACAATCAGAAATCTACAGATTCGTCTACATCAAAATTATTAGGTATTATTTTTGATTCAATATATAAAAACAGTGGAACTAGATTTAAATTATCTATTGTACAAAATCCTAAAAAAGAAACTGAATTTTGGATTCAAGATACTAATTATATAGATGACAAAATAACACCTTATGTAATATCTGCAGTTGTTAATAATAGTATAGCTAGAAGTATATCATTGCAAGCAAAAATTCCGTCAGCAATGGCAGCCACGGCATTTATAGGAACTGATTCATCAGCTACAGGTAAAGCAAATTATGGCGCGTTATCAAACGAACCTGCAAAAACTGACCCGACTGCAATGCAAGATTTAGAAGAAGCTAAAAAACCAATGGATGCTAAAGATACAAAAAGTGATAAAGGCCCGGCAGGTCCAACTTCAGCACACGTATCCGCACTGCAAGAAGCTCTAAAAAGAGTATATACAGAACAAAATTCTGGATCGAGTAATTCAAATGAAGCAATTCCATTTCCAATAGACTTTTCATGTACTTTAGATGGTATTGAAGGATTTGTATTTGGCAATGTAATTTCTACAAATTATTTACCTACTGTATATCAAAAAACAAAAATAGCGTTTACTATTACCAAAGTAGAGCATACTATTTCAGCAAATGACTGGACTACATCATTACAAACTATTTGTAGGTTATTAAGTTAATACAATTATGGCAACTAGAAAAAAATTATATTATCCAGCGTCACATATTATCAACAATCTTTACACTATTGGTAAAGAATGGATGTTAGAAGATGGTACAGAATATATAGGCTATTATCATAGTTATATAGACGGTATATATATGACCGGTCCCATATATCATAATATGGAATCAAAAATATTAATTAAATATGTTAATACAATAGCTCAGCCTGATAATTATGTATATAGTCAATTAAAAAAACGTGAAGAACATAAAGCTCCTTATTATGCATTTAATTTGCCTACTTTAGAAGATTATGAAAATGGTAAAATAGTGCGGTATTTTATACAAAGACGTAATAGAAGTACTTTTGAAGATATTTTTGAAATTGATAAAGCACAATTTAAACTTTGGTCCAAATCAAAAAATGGAATTGATAAGTCATTGTATAATGTACTTGCATTGGATTGGAAATTGACAGGTCCATTTTATGATGAAATAACTGGGCATAATACAATTTTTGGAGTATATTCAACTAATCAAAGAATGGCACTTTTAAAGAATAGAGAATTTCCTGGATTAAAAGACTTTATAACCGATTATATAGAATTATCAGTACATTCTAAATATGTTGATGATAATATTAAAAAGTTATTTGTATAGATTAAAAGAATTACTTATATTGTCTAGGATATGAAAATAATAGAGACCAAATTAGAATTTGATTCCTTCCTAGACCAAAGCAGCGCATATGATTGGATTGTAGTTCCAACATACTGTAATGGAGAAAGACCGGTATATACAGATTCAATTTCAGTAATTTATATATATGTTGTTAATTTAGACAAAGAAGTTATGATAGTTTTCAACCATACTGAAGGCTTACCATTATCAGAAGAGCTTCTTAAACAATTCCCTTTAGATAGAAAATTATTTGTGTATGGCAAGAAGCGATTTAAACGGTTTCTTGATCATGACAATATAATTGATATTAATATGGTAGAATATTTTCATAGGAATCAACCTATTGAAGATGACTTTGATACACCAGCACATGATTTCTTTACTAGAAATTTTGGAAAGTTTAGCAACTTAAATACTATTATTCCAATTACCAAGCACATTGAAAAGTCACAATCTATTACTCAAAGATTTTTAGATGTATATGATTATTTCAAAGAAGATCCAGCATTTGACAAATACAACAATTTGATATTGGATTCACTTTATCAAATAGAACAAAATGGTTTATTTACAAACTATGAACAATTCAAAACAAAATTCAATGAAGCACCTTTATATGATAACTTTGCTTATACAGAATATAACATCTATACTACAACAGGAAGACCTTCAAATCGATTTGGTGGTATTAACTATGCTGCTTTAAACAAAGACAATGGAGCAAGAGCATCTTTTGTATCTAGATTTGGAGAAAATGGATTTATGCTTTCTTTTGATTATGATGCATATCACTTAAGACTACTAGCAGAGTTAGTCGATTATCAATTTCCAGCAGATTGTTCTGTGCATGAATATTTAGGTAAATTTTATTTTGGTAAAGAGACTTTAACACCTGCAGAATATTCTGAAACAAAGTCAATTTCATTTAAACAATTATATGGAGGAATTGGAGAGGAGTATTTGGAAATACCTTTCTTTGCCAAAGTACATGAATATACTCAGCTTCTTTGGAATCAATATAAACAAGATGGTTATATTGAAACAACAATGTTTGGAAGAAAATTGTTCAAATCATTTTTCAGTGATATGAATGCAGCAAAGCTTTTAAACTATGTTTTACAGTCTTATGAAACCGAAAGAAACATGGCCGTTATTCATAATATACTCCAACGTATTTCAAACTACTCTTCCAAGTTGATATTATATACCTATGATTCGTTTTTGTTTGATTTTGACAAAAGAGATGGTGCAAAAGTATTAAAAATAATAAAAGAAGAATTAGAACAAAAAGGTAAGTTTCCAACAAAATTAGAGATAGGTCCAGATTATCATAATATGATTCTAGCAGAAAAAAAGTTTTAACGATATTTATATATGACAAAATCACTTATAATATATACAAGCTTTGATACAATTAATCTGCGTTTTCTCTACGGAGGACTTAATCGATAATTCAATAGAAATGATCGATAAAACTTATGAGGTTGTGTATAAAAGAATTTTCATATTATCTATTGAAGACAGCCCGGAGCTTATATGTAGTTTCAATGTAGAGAAAGGTAATACAAGAAAACAATTACCTGCAGCAATGTTAGTACATCGTAAAAAAGAAACTAACACTATGTATACTATCAATTCATTGAATGCGTTAATTCGTCAAGAAAACAATGGAGTGCTAGATACTAAATTTTCTGTGGATTGGACAAAATATTCTAATTCACTACTAGTAACATCAAATAACGAATTAAAAATACTTCATACCAAAGTATATCAAATCATAAATTTATAATATGAAAGCATCTGAATTCAAAGCTCTTATCAAAGAGGAAGTAAAAAAAGCATTAAATGAAGCTTCTACAATACAAAAAGATTTAGCTAGTAAAATTCATAATACAATTGAAGGCAATGAAGCTAATAAGAGAAAGATTTTAAATGTTATGCACAAAACTCAAAGTCAATTCAATCCATTAACTGTTAAGATAGCTACGGGATATGAAGGATCTTCAGGAATGGATAATAGATTAGCATATTTAAGAACTTTGAGCCCAACCAAACTTAAATTAGTTCTTTCTGAATTAAATGCAATATTAGGAATTAAAGAAAGTAAGTTAAGTGAATCTGCAATGAGTGATGTTGACCAAATGGCAAAAGACGCTTCAACATTCAATCAATTTGCAATGGAGTTCTTCAAAGAATATCCAAATATCAAACAAGACGAAAAAATGGGATTCGTTAAATGGCTAAAAACCGTTTATACAGATGCTAAAAACAATAAATAAAAAAATATTAGGTACTATCAAAAGATTACCTTATATTTAAGTTATATTAGTTATTGAAATGTAAGTAGAACATTCTAGACACTCGAGTTACATCAGCAATTGCTAATTATTAATTATTCATTAACAAATAAAATTAAACAAAATGGCTATTAATTTAGACGCTATCAAGCAAAAATTAAACTCGTTACAAAATGTAACACAAAAACAAAACAATTTATGGAAGCCTGAACCAGGCACTCAAGTAGTTCGTATTGTACCTTATCAACACAACAGAGAGAACCCATTTATTGAACTTTATTTCCATTATAACTTTGGTGGAAAATCTGTACTATCTCCAATGTCATTTGGTCGCCCTGACCCAATTATGGAATTTGGAGACAAACTTAAATCAACAGGAAATTCGGACGATTGGAAAGCTGGTAAGAAATTAGAGCCAACAATGCGTTGTTATGTGCCTATTATTGTAAGAGGTAAAGAATCTGAAGGAGTTAAGTTTTGGGGATTCGGTAAATCAGTATATCAAGAACTTTTAGGATTTATTTCAGATCCTGATTATGGAGATATCACAGATCCAGTTGCTGGACGTGATGTATCTGTAGAGTTCAAAGCTGCTGACCAAACTGGTAAATCATACCCAGAAACATCTATTCGCGTTAAACCTAATCAAACTCCTGTAACATCTGATAAAGGTGTATTAGAGAAGTTAGGTAACCAACCTAAAGCGACAGACATTTTCAAAGAGTACACATATGATGAAATGACTAAATTGTTACACAATTGGTTAGATCCTGAAAATGCTGCCGAAGAAAGTGCTGCCCCTGCTCCAAAAGCAGTTAATGCAAATCAAGCAGGAATCGCTGATGCAGCTCCAGTTGCAAAAGTAGATGATGTAGCTTCAGCATTCGACAACTTATTTAATCAATAGTAGAGAAAACCGAAAGGTTTCTCTAGGAGAATTATGGCGAAAAAAACAAAACCAGTAGAAGAAGCATCGGCATTAGAAGATGACTTGGCGTCAGTGTTAGCTGATAACCTTAATAAGAAATTTAAAAGCTCTAACTATAAAGTAGCTTATTTTTTAGAAGGAGATTCAGATTCACCGTCAGACGTCACAGAATGGATATCGACAGGTTCTACAATGTTAGATTTAGCTATTGCTAATAGACCAAATGGTGGATTACCAGTAGGAAGAATTTGTGAAATCACAGGTTTAGAAGCTTCAGGAAAATCACTATTAGCGGCACATGCTTTAGCTGATACTCAAAAGAAAGGTGGATTAGCAGTATATATTGATACTGAAAATGCTATCTCTAGAGAGTTCCTTGAAGCAATAGGTATCAATTTAAAGGATATGTTATATGTTCCTTTGGATACTGTTGAAGACATATTCGAGTCTATTGAAACAATTGTGGAATCAGTTAGGAAGAATGCAAAAAATAGATTAGTTACTATTGTAGTAGACTCTGTAGCAGGAGCTTCAACAAAACAAGAAATGTCATCAGATTATGACAAAGACGGTTGGGCAACTTCTAAAGCAATTATCCTATCAAAAGCAATGCGTAAAATTACCAATTTCATTGGTAGAGAGCGTATTTGTTTAATATTTACAAATCAGTTACGTACTCGATTAGGAGTATCATTTGGTGACCAATGGACAACGTCAGGTGGAAAAGCAATAGCATTTCACTCATCAGTTCGTTTACGTCTTAAATCAGTAGGTCAAATTAAATTAGCAAAATCTTCAGATGCTCCAGAAGCAGTGTTAGGAATAACAACAAGAGCTCAGGTAGTTAAAAATCGTATGGGCCCGCCTTTACGATCTGTAGATTATGAAATTTATTTTGACTCTGGTATAGATGATTATGGTTCTTGGTTGACCATGTTGAAAAATCATGGTTTGGTTACTCAGGCAGGTGCTTGGTATACATATACTAACTCTGACACAGGAGAGATAATCAAATTTCAATCAAAGGATTTCCAAACTAAATTAATGGATGATCCAGAGATGAAAGATCAAGTATATAGAACAATTTGTGAAAAGTACATTATTAATTACAAAGCCGGAGAACATTTTGGAGTAGATGATATTGAAATCGAAACAGAATTTGAAGGAGAAGACTCTTAAATAGTTATGAAAGGTTACGCTGATTTATTAAGACAGATTCGCGAAGACCACGATAAACAGGAAACAGGCCTAGGCAAAGACAGTAAAGTGTTAATTGTCGACGGCCTGAATTCTTTTATTCGTTGTTTTAGTGCGGTACCATTAGTCAATGACGATGGTGACCATATCGGAGGTTATGTAGGATTCTTAAGATCCATTGCTGCTATTATTAGACAATTCAAACCTACAAGGTGTATAATTGTATTTGATGGCAAAGGGGGTTCTGCAAGAAGAAAGAAAATGCACTCGGGCTATAAAGAAGGAAGGTCAGTACCTACTAGATTTAATAGACGTGATGATGTTGGAGACCAAACTCAAGAACAGGAAATTCAATCCTTACGACAACAAATGGCAAAGCTATCTGAATATTTACAGTGTTTACCATTGACACTTATTTCTATAGATAATATAGAAGCAGACGATACAATAGCTTATTTAGCAACTGAAGTATTCAGACCTAAACAAAGTGAAGTAATCATAATGTCAGATGATAAGGATTTTATTCAATTAGTAGATAAAAACACTTCAGTATGGAGACCAGTAGAAAAGAAGTTCTATACTCCAGATGAAGTAGCTACTAAATTTGGAATTCCTTCTCATAACTTTATTCATTATAAAGTATTTATGGGCGACGGTTCAGATAACATCAAAGGAATAAAAGGTGTTGGAATAAAGACTATGCAGTCTAAATTTCCAATGTTATTAAGTAATGATACAATTGGATTAGAAGATATTTTAGATTATTGCAAAGCTAACAAAGCAGTTCACAAAGTTTATCAAACTGTAGTAGATTGTGAAGTTCAATTAAGACTTAATTGGGCACTAATGTCTTTGGAAGATTTGGATATATCTGCTAATTACAAAGGAATTATTGCTGACATAGCAAATCGACAAATTCCATTAATGGATACTTTTAACTTTAAACAAATGTTTATGGCTGATAAAGTATATGCAGTTATTCCTAATGTGGATTCTTGGCTAGCAAATAGTTTTGGAACATTAGCCGCATTCAGTCAAAAATAATTGTTAGTTACAAATGAATATAATATATTTAGGTAAATAAAAAAATATGTCTGATAAGTTAAGTAATTTTGGTCACGGGTTTCAAGTTAAGATTGTATCATCTTTGTTAACAGACAAAGCATTTTTACAACAAGTAGCTGACATCTTATTGCCAGACTTTTTTGAATCAGAAGCCAACCAATGGATTGTAGAGACTATAGTTAAATATTTCAGTGAGTATGCTTGTGCACCAACTCTAGATGTATTTAAAATTAAAATGAATGACGTTGATAGAGATGTACTCAAAACATCTATTATTGAAACTTTAAAAGATTCATATCGATATTTAGAATCCAATGATTTAGAATTTGTTAAGTTAGAAACAGTCGACTTCTGCAGGAACCAATGTATTAAAAGAGCAATTTTAGATTCAGTTGAACTTCTTCGAAAAGGTCAATATGATGAAATTAAATCTGCTATTGATACTGCAATGAAAGCAGGAGCTGATAAAGAAGTAGGACATGAATATAATGAATCTGTTGCTGAAAGGTATATGGATAATGTAAGAGCATGTATACCTACTCCATGGCCTGTTATTAATGATTTAGCAGACGGAGGATTTGGTAAAGGAGAATTAGTTGTATTCGTAGCTCCAGCAGGTATTGGTAAATCATGGGGTCTTATTAACATAGGAGCTCATGCAATTAAAGCAGGATTAAATGTAGTACATTATACATTGGAGTTAAATGATGCTTATGTGGGTCAGCGATATGATGCTGTGCTAACAGGTATCGCAGCACAAAACTTAAAATACAATATTGATGAAGTTACTGCTGCAGTTGAAAAATTAAAAGGTAATTTAGTAATTAAATACTATCCTACCAAAACAGCTTCATGCTCAACCATTAGAGCTCACATTGAAAAAATGATTTTAATTGGCAAAAAACCAGATTTATTAATTGTCGATTATGCAGATTTATTAAGAGGTGCAGTAGCTAGAAAAGAAATGCGTCATGAATTAGAATCTATTTATGAAGATTTACGTGGGGTAGCAGGAGAGTATGAAGTTCCATTATTTACAGCATCTCAAGCAAATAGAAGTGCATTAGAAGATGATGTTATTGAAGCAGGAAAGATATCAGAGTCTTATTCCAAAGTAATGATTGCAGATTTTGTGCTTTCATTATCAAGAAAGGTAACTGATAAAATAGCAGGTACAGGTAGATTTCATATTATTAAAAATCGATTTGGTCCTGACGGAATTACATTTCCGTCGAAAATGAATATGAGCAATGGGCAAATTCATATATATGAAGAGACCTCTGTTCAAGGTAAAGATACTAATAAACAAATGCAAACTGGAGAGGAATTATTAAGAAAAAGTTTATTACAAAAATACAAAGAAGTGTCAAATGATTTAGGATAATAGTAAAATATTTGATAATTATAATACCAGGGAGGGACCGAACCAATCTAATCACACAACATGAACAACAACATTTTTATACCTAGGGTCAATATCTTACCCTATGAGTATCCTTCTTTGTTAGCATATAAAGATGCTATTCGTCACTCATATTGGATTCATACTGAATTCAATTTCACAACTGATATTGACGATTTCAAAACAAAAATAACAGCTGACGAAAGAGAAGTCATCAAACGTTCAATGTTGGCAATAGCACAAATTGAAGTTAACGTAAAAACATTTTGGGCAGATCTTTACAAAAGAATGCCTATAACAGAAATTGGAGATGTAGGAATGACATTTGCAGAATCTGAAGTAAGGCATAAAGATGCTTACGCTCAATTATTAAGAATTTTAGGATTAGAAGAAGAATTTCAACATGTAGTAGAGATTCCAGCAATCAAAGACAGAATAGCTTATTTAACTAAATACTTAGATGGTACTAGAAGCAAAGACAATAAAATGTACACTAAATCAGTATTGTTATTTTCTTTATTTATAGAGCATGTAAGTCTATTCAGTCAATTCTTAACAATGATGTCTTTCAATAAAGAAAGAAATTTATTTAAAGGAATTTCCAATGTAGTTGAAGCTACATCTAAAGAAGAAGAAATTCATGGTAATTTCGGAGCTGAAATTATCAATATTATCAAAAAAGAAAATCCTGAATGGTTTGATGAAGAATTTGAAACATTAATTGATTCAGCATGTAAAAAAGCTTATAAGGCAGAAGTAAAAATCTTGGATTGGATTTTTGAAAAAGGCGAATTAGAGTTTTTATCAAAAGATACAATTAAAAACTTTATTAAAAACAGATTTAATAATTCACTTCAAAAAATAGATATGAAACCTATTTTTGAAGTAGATTTTGAAGAGATTGAAAAAACATTATGGTTTGATGTAGAAATTACTTCTACAAAAGAAGGAGATTTCTTTTACAAAAAATCAATAGATTACAACAAAAAAAGCCAAAGTATAACAGAAGACGATTTATTTTAAAAATATGGAATATAAAAAATATGATTGGCTAAATGAAAATAGCCGAACATTTCTTTCAAGAGGTTACATTACAGAGTCCCCAGAACAACGAATAAAAGACATTGCTAACAAAGCAGAAAAGTATCTTAAAATTGAAGGTTTTGCTTTGAAGTTTGAAGATTATATGGCGCGTGGATTTTATAGTTTATCTACTCCCGTTTGGATAAATTTTGGAAAAGACAAAGGGTTACCTATAAGCTGCTATGGGTCAAATGTAGATGACACTTTAAACAGTATTTTAAATGCAAGTCGTGAAATTGGAATGATGTCTAAATATGGAGGAGGCACTTCTGCTTATTTAGGTAACATTAGAGAACGAGGTGCAAAGATATCAACGGGAGGTACCGCAGACGGACCTGTGCATTATGCTAGATTATATGATACAACAGTAGATGTATGTAAACAATCAGAGGCAAGAAGAGGAGCCTGTGCAGTATGGCTACCTGTAGAGCATGGCGACATTCTAGAATTTTTAGATATTGGCACTGAAGGAAATCCTATTCAAAATTTGCAATATGGCATTACAGTAACTGATGCTTGGTTAGAAGAAATGAAAGCTGGGGATTCGGATAAAAGAAAAATATGGGCAAAGATAATTCAAAAGCGAAATGAATTTGGATTTCCATATATAATGTTCAAAGACAATTCAAATAAAAATACTCCATATAAAGAGTTAGGATTGGACATTACAGCATCTAATTTATGCAGCGAAATTCAATTACCTACAGATTCATTTAATTCATTTGTATGTTGTTTAGGTTCAATTAATTTATTACATTGGGATGAACTTAAAAAGACTGATGCTATTGAAGTATATACACAGTTCTTAAATGCAGTAATAGATGAGTTCATTAATAAATCTTATAAGATGCCTGGTATGTCTAGAGCACATAGATTTGCCGAACAGCATAGAGCAATAGGTTTAGGTGTTTTAGGATATCACTCACTGTTTCAATCAAAACTAATTCCGTTTGAATCGCTTCAAGCAAAAGCTTTGAATTATGAAATATTCAAAACGATTAAAGAAAAAAGCGAGGCTGCATCAAAATGTTTGTATGATGGAAGAGGTTATATATCTTTAAGAGATGGATATGCTAATACTACATTGGTAGCAATAGCACCTACAAAATCAAGTTCATTTATTTTAGGTCAAGTGTCAATGGGTATTGAGCCAATCAAATCAAATTACTTTATTAAGGATTTGGCTAAATCAAAAACCATTTATAAAAACCCTTATTTGATTCAAGAGCTTGAAAAGTATGGATTGAATACTCCAGAAGTATGGGAAGACATTTTGAAAAAGGATGGATCTGTGCAACATTTAGATTTTCCAACTAAAGAAGTTTTCAAATCATTTATTGAAATATCTCCTAAAGAAATTATATTACAAGCAGCTCAAAGACAGCAATTCATAGATCAATCTCAATCTTTAAATTTGATGATTCATCCAAGTGTTCCTGCAAAAGATATCAATCAGTTATATTTATATGCTCATGAAGAAGGCATTAAGACACTATATTATCAATTCAGCCAAAGTTCAGCACAATCATTTTCTAGAAATATTTTAGAGTGTGTTAGCTGTGAAGGATAAGATTTTGTTTTGTATATTTATATAAAAGAAAAGTAAATGGAAAATTTCCCTGTAAGAGGATACGTCCACCCCGAATCAGCATTTCATACCATTTCAGAATGGGAGGCAATAGCAAAACAATTCCTTGAATTAGAAAAACGAGGTATTGATACCAGAGGTGGGGTGATAGACAATGATCACGAATTAGTGCAGTTGATTAATGATTGTTTCAAATTTCAACTTTATGTTGAAACTCAAAGATATGATTTATTAACTCAAAAGAATATATTAGATTTCATTGAAGATTTTGTGAATTCTAGAGCATGGCAATTGCGAGATGAGTTTAAATCATTTTTCATTGATGAGCATGGAGAATCATATATTGATTCAATTAAAATAGCATATTTTTATTCGCGGGGAGATTTAGAACCATTTGTATTATTAGATGAAACATTTACTAAAGAAGTGTATGGAAGCATAGATAATACAGTCACAGTATTGCATTGGACGTCTGAGCAAGGCGTTACTAATTTGCAAGACTCTATAGACAATGGAGGTATTTATGCAATATCTACTTTTACAAAACAATACAAAAAATTCTTTAGACCAGAGTCAAATGTGCTAATTAAACTCAAAGGTAAATTAGTAGCTGCTTTTAAATCTGATGTAAAATCAATTGTTACTGACAAAGGTAACAAAGCAGCAAATATGTATAGATTAGGATTTCCAGAAGGAGAAGAACCTAATTTATGCTCAAATGCTACATTATGCAGTGACACAGACCATTCCACTTATTTATGGAATGAAATAATAGTTAAACCGTTGGAAATTATAAACGCTAAAGAAGTTAGCAAATATTAAAGTTATGAATATAATTTATGTATCAGCACCATGGTGCGGGCCTTGTAAAATGATGAAACCTATTTTCAACAAATTCGTTGAGTCTCAAGGTGACAAAATAACATCAGAAATTGTAAATGCAGATGAGAATCAAGAACTATTAGCAAAATATGCTGTTAGAAACATTCCAACATTTATATTTGAGCAAGATGGAGAAGTAGTAGAAAAAGTAGTGGGAGTAATATCCTTAATTAAATTAGAAGAAATAGTTGCGAAGTATGAAAGTAAAAATTAAAAAATTAGACAATGCAGCTGTAATTCCAACCTATGCAACCAATGGTGATGCAGGATTAGATTTGACAGCAGTAAGTTGCCAAATTGATCAATCAGGGTTGTTCATTGAATATGGAACTGGTTTAGCAGTTGAAATTCCAGAAGGTTATGTTGGACTTTTATTTCCTAGAAGTTCAGTTTCCAAAACCACATTGATTTTAGCAAATCATGTAGGTGTAGTAGATTCTGGTTATCGAGGAGAAATTAAATTTCGATTTAAAGATTTAGGAATGAAAGGTAAAACAATGGAACCTGAAATCTTAAAAACACTTCAAGAAGACAGAGAAAGAAAAGGGCTTCCTTTACTAACAGGCCCTGTAGAAAATGCTATTTGGATTGCTAATGAATCGTCTTACGAGATTGGAGACAGAGTAGGGCAATTAGTTATCATACCTTATCCACAAATTACATTTGAAGAAGTTGAAGACCTTGAAGATTCTCAAAGAGGAACTGGAGGTTATGGGTCAACAGGAAACTAATAAAAATTGATATTTATTTAAAACGAAAACATAATGGTTGATATTGATAAAATACTTTTAGAATGGAGCTGGCGCTGTGAGAAAGGATATCCAGATTTAAAAACAGCTAAAGATTTAGCGGTACTTAAACAAGTATTAAAAGAAATGAATTTGCCTAATCCATTTACAGTTTTAGCAGAAGCAGATGATGAAATAACTGACACAAATTCAGATTTCACAAAACAATATCCTGCATTAGCTAAATTCTATACTAATTTAGATTCTAGTAAAAAAATAGAATTTGAAGATTTTATTAGTACAATGCCAAGTAATTTATTAATTTCGTTTAAAGGTACAATGAGTACTTTGTCTAAACAAGAAATTGTATTATTTTCAGATGCATTTAAATCTTTAGCAACAGTTGCTGAATTAAATAAAAAAGATTATAAGCCATATCAAAAATTATGGGATACTTTTGTAGGCCAAGCAATTGGAAAAGGTGAATTATTTATATCATTTTTTGTCAAAGATGCAGTAGTTCAAGGTTCAACAGAATCATTTGATATTGGTGTAGGGTCTGAACATTATGAAGTTAAATCATTAGATATTTTAGATTCCAAATCAGGTAAAATAAAAGCTGGTAATATTCGTCCAGGAGCAGAAGGAAAAGTATCTAGATTTAATTTTACTAAACAATTAATGGAATTTTATACATTGATTGAAGAGTTACAATCTCCGGATATTAGAGCAAATGTAATGTCACTTGGATCAACGTCTGCTATGAAAATAATTGTAGATATAATAGATAGTGTCAGTACAAAAAAAGCATCGGGTGATTTAATTACTATAACTCCAGGAGATGTACCTATGGGAATGCTTGATCAAGCATACAAAGCAATATTACAATTTCATGATAAAGTAGGAAGTACTTCTTTGAATAAAGACGTTACTACTTCTAGAATTTCTATAAAAGGTTCATCAATTGATTCTCAATATTGGATAACACCTGAAGATGCTAAAACATTAGCTTCAGCAGCAGGAAAAAATCAAGATGTTAATATCAAAGTAGGTTCTGCAGTAACAGACGAATCCAAAGAAGGTAAAATTGTATTAGCTGATTTATTTAATCATCCATTCGTAAAAGACCCGAAAAATTTCACATCAGGATTGAAAGAAATAAAAGCAGCATTTTTTGGTGACAAAGCTGGATTGATTTATTTCTTTAAAGGTATTACTCATGTATCAAGTGATATGAGTGAATTTGCAACTATAGAATCATCACAAGACGGATATAGATTTGGTTTAGTAGACAGATACAAAGACAAAGAATACATACAAGATCAAAATAAATAAAATAAAATACTCCCTTCCATGGGAGTATTCAACTATTCGATCAAAAATAAAATTTGGTAATATCAAAAGAAATTACTATATTTATATACAAATAAAAATTAAATCAGTTATGGCAACAGCAGTAATAAAAAAAGGTGTTCCTGGAGTTACGAAATTAGAGACTAAAACTACCAGAGTACCTAGACAACCTAAAAACAACAACCTTGGATCATTTGTGGATGTAGTAACTCCAGAACCAAAACATGTTTTAGAAAACTTCCTTCAATTAGACAAACTTGGCGATTACTTAACCGATAAAAAAGTTACTCCTGAACAAAAGGCCTGGGTTCAACAATTAATTGACATTGCTTTGTCAGCTAACAAACAAGAAGAATTCTTGTCTTTAGGTGAGAAGATTGCAATTAATACACTTCGTAAATTAAATATCCTTGTTTAATTCAAAAGGAATTCTTATATTTACAATATGAAAAAATTTCAATCAACAAAGTTATTTGACGGCTACTCTACTTGTTTTCGTCAATGGAAAGCAGATGGCACGCATTGTAAGTTTCTTCACGGATATGCTATATCTTTTAGAGTATGGTTTGAAGGTGAACTAGATGAAAGAAACTGGGTATGGGACTTTGGCGGAATGAAAAGAGCTACCAATAAAATTGACGGATTTACTCCTAAAGAGTTTTTTGAAAATTTATTAGATCATACTACTGTCATAGCAGAAGACGATCCTTATTTGCCTTTATTTAAGCAAATGAACACGGAAGGTATTATTCAATTAAGAATAATTCCAGAAACAGGCTGTGAAAGATTTGCAGAGTATCTTTTCAATAAAATTAATAATTTTCTTAAAGAAGAGACTGAAGGCAGAGTATCAGCAGTAAAAGTAGAAGTGTATGAGCATGAAAGAAATGCAGCGTCATATCAGATATGCAATTCATATCGAGGATAAACAAATAACTAAATATAAATTACATGAGCAAGAATTCAGCAAAATCAAATTACGAACAATTTATGGCTTGGTTACCAACAATTAAAAAGCCATTTGTTGCAAAGAAAGAAGAGTCTTCTTCTAAATTTTCCAAAGCAGACCATTACAAATCTAAAGGAGTTAAATAATGAAAAGAATAGAAGATTATAACAAAACACTTCCTATAGTAGAAATATACACTGCAGTTCAAGGAGAAGGTTCTCGAGCAGGTTATCCTACTATAGTAATTAGAACGACAGGCTGTACTCACAGATGTTGGTTTGGAGATGGTGGTTGGTGTGATTCTTGGTACACTTCTATTCATCCTGAAAAAGGTACATTTAGCTTCAATGACATTGTAGCTATGTATGATGCAAATCCGCACATCACAGAAATGATGCTAACAGGAGGATCTCCTACAATGCATCCGGCATTAGTAAACGAATTAACACATTTAGCAAATGAAAGAGGAATTTTTATTACTATGGAAACTGAAGGAAGTCATTTCTTGGAAACAGACTTTCCGATTGATTTACTTAGCATTAGCCCTAAGTTTTCAAATAGTATTCCGAAACCAGGTGTTAGCACTCCGAGCGGCGACATCGTTGACGACAAGATGGTCAAGCAGCATAACAAGTTAAGATTGAATTATGATGCTATAGCTAAATCAATTGTGTATCATTTAGATTATCAAATCAAACCTGTATGGGATGGTGAAGAAGAATCAATATTAGAAGAAATTTTAGGATTTATTCATATGATGGACATTCCAGAAGATAAAGTTTATTTTATGCCGGCAGGTGATACTAGAGTAGCACTATTGAAAACCTATCCTAAAGTAATGGATTGGGTAAGAGATAATGGATTTAGATTTACAGGAAGACCTCATATAATTGCTTTTGATACAGAAAGATGCGTTTAGATTTAGATAAAATATTGAAAAATGCCTTTGTACTTGATCTTGATTTCGAGAAAGGCTGGGCTCAAGGCGATACTCGTTTCCAATTAGACGAGAGTTTAGAAAGATTCTTTAATATCTTTGGTAAAGATCCACTTAACTTAATTAAGTTAATGGACGCAGCAGTAAATTCAGAAATTAAAGAAAGAATGTTACTTACATTATCAGGCACTAGTCTGACTGATGAAGATGAAGAAAACTTTATACCTATAGTTAAAGAAGAAGATGAAATTAAATTAGATGATAAATAAAGCTACGGAATTTGAAATGTTAAGAGCTTTGCATACATTATGGCAAAACAAAAGACTTACTCGTGTTGAATTAATAGAAATATTAAAAAGGCATCATGATATGAAATTAGTAAATATTACTAAAGATTTAATAAAAGCAGAGTCGTTAGACGGAAGAACAAAATATTCAATTAAATAAATTATGGCAGATAAGAAAATAAGACCTTTAGGAGACAGAGTTTTAGTACTTGAAGAAAAAGGCAAATCAGAAAAAAGAACATCAACAGGAATTATAATTCCAGAAACAGTTAAAGCTGATGATGTGAAAATAGCAAAAGTAGTAGCAGTAGGGCCTGGATTGTATACTCAAAATGGAGTATTAATTCCAATGACTGCAAAAGTAGGAATGGAAGTAGTATTACCTCCTTATGGTCAAGGTCAGCTAATTAAATTAGGTGGAGTAGATTATATGTTGTATAGAGAATCTGAATTCTTGGCTATACTTGAAGATGAAGAACAATTAGAATTACCTTTGTAAATGACAGAGTTATTGAAATATGCAAATTCTTCTATTCCAAGAACAGAAGAAGAGAAGTTGGCAATGATTGAACATGCTGCTACTCATTATGGTAATTACATGACAGCATTAGGAATTGATTGGGAAAATGACCCTAATTCATCTGATACGCCTAGACGTGTAGCAAAAGCCTTTGTAAATGATTTAGCTCAAGGTTGTTTTGTAGATGCTCCTAAAATCACAGCATTTGATAATTTAGATAAGTATGATGGTGTAGTATTTCAAGGTAATATTGATATGAAATCATTTTGTTCACATCACCATTTACCATTTATTGGATTTGCTCACGTAGCTTATATTCCTTCTCCAGATGGTAAGGTAATTGGATTGTCTAAATTAAATAGAATTGTAGAGTATTTCGCAAGACGTCCTCAAGTGCAAGAAAATTTAACTGAACAAATTGCATCATTTATAAATGCAACTTGTGAAGGAAATAAAGGAGTAGCAGTAGTAATTGAAGCAAATCATATGTGTGCTTGTGTTAGAGGAGTTAGACATGACTCAACTATGATTACAAGTAAACTTTCAGGAGCTTTCAGAGAAGATCCAGCTACTAGAAATGAATTTTATAAATTTATAGATTATTTAAAAGCTAAAAAGTAATTATCTGTGCTAGCTAATTATCATTAACAAATCAAACATATGGAAACATTATCATTTATTTTAGGCATAGGTGCAGTTCTTGGAATAGCAGGGGTTGTGGTATTGGTTAAGACAGTTGTAGAAGTTAATAAGTTGCAAGTATTTGCTGCAAATCTTGAATCAGCACTTGCTAATTCAATTGAAAAACAAATTAATGACAATGACTTAAGCGTTAATAGAAGAATAGATCGAGAGATTGATCGAGTAAATACTATGTTCAGTGAAGCAATTAGTCATACAGATTCAAGAGTTGATAAGCTGGAAGGCAGAACAAATTTGAATCTCAATGAAAGATTAAAAGCATTAGAAGAATACTTTGAGCATAAGCTTAAAACAAAAAAAGAAAGTAAAAAACAAATATTAAACGGATAAAATAAAAGCTAGCACAGTAATTATTTATGAAAAGAGTATTATTTATAATAAACAAAATGAATTTCCGTCCCTCTTCAGGGCACGGAATTTTCATGTTAGGTGTAGTCAAGACACTTCTTCAAAACGGCCATTGTATTGATATTGTGTGTGACGGGGAACCAGAAGCAAATTTCCTAGAAGAATATGAAGTTAATGTATATACGCCAGACAAAGCAGAACGCCATTCTTATGGAAAGCATTCTAACTTATTTCAATTTGGAGATAGCTTCAATTTCGAAAAAGCAATAAATTTCAGAACTGCTATTGTCAAAGCACTTTCCAATCACACTTACGATTTAATTATTTGCAATGACACAGAATCAGCTTTTACCTGTTATCAAATGGAATTGCATAAAAGTATTAAGATAGCTTCATATGCTCATGAATGTGCATCTATTAATCCAGAACTATCTGCAGGAGTATTCAAAGATTGTTATTATGATTTAATTGAGAAAATGATGTATTTTCCAATTACTACACTAATACAAACTCAACAAAATTATGACAAACTTCAAAAAGATCCCGGTCATAATTTATACATTCAGCCTTATCCAATAACTGATTCTGATAGTTTAAATTTAACAAATCAAGAAGGATTGTTATTTATTGGACGCCATGAAGATAGAAAAAATCCTGAAATATACTTTAAGACATTAGCAGGTATTAAAGAAAAGTATGGAGTAGAATTAAAGGCAAAAGTTTTAACTAGAAAGGCTCATGTTAAAAAGTTTGAAGCTGACTTTGCAGCTATAGGACATACTAATTATGAAATTGTATCTGATGTAGTAGGTCATGAAAAAGCAGCTTTGATTCAATCTGCAAAGGTAGCTCTAATGCCTTATAAAAATGAATCATTCGGAATTGCAGTAATGGAAGCATTACGATTTATGCCAACTGTTGTATTAGACAAATATAATTGGCATTACAACTTTCATCATATGACAAATTTAACAGTAGCTAATCAAGCAGAGTGTGTAGATGTAATTTGGAACTTGTACAACAATCATGTTCACAATGAAGAGGTAGTTGCTAAAGAATTTGAAGATTATCAATTAGCATATGAAACTGCCTTGTTGAATTTATTAAAAAATGGCCCTGTGCTTAATTCAAAAACAATTCCTAGAAATAGACTTTATACTTATTTAAAGGAAAATGAAGGAACTTGGATTGCTTTATCAGAATATTTCAAAACACAAAATACCAAAGGAGTTATTTATTTAACGAGTGATATTGAATCTATTTATGCTAATGCCAATTATTACAATGTTAAACATACCAATACAGAAACATATTTAGGTGTAGTGGATGCAGAAGGAAACTTATATCACAAAGAAGTTGTAGAGGAGGAAATTGAATCTTTCTCTAGTTTCTTTCAATAGAATTACTTATATTATTAAAATAAAATAAAGTTTATGAGCAAAATTATTTATCTTCCATTAGAAGAATTACCACAAAGATATACCGAAATGATGAATGCAGCTATCTATCCAAAAGTAGATATCTCATTGTATCCAAAAGTAGAAATTGATACTGAAATTAAAAGAGGTCAATTTCTAGACATTGTCAATACATGTAAATTCAAAGCAGCCCAACTTCAAATGGTTGCAGATTTATTCAATGAAGGCAAAGTAGAAAACGGAGATTCATTTTTAATTGGAGATATATTCTTTCCAGGAATTGAAATGATTAAATATATGTCTGAGTTACAAGACATGGATGTAAAAGTATTTGGAATTAATTATGCAGGTAGAGCTGATAAGACAGACTTTGTACAACAATTATCATATTGGGCAGATGCTTCAGAAGCAGGATATCACTTTATATGTGATGGAATTTTTGTAGGCAGTGATGACCATAAAGAAAATGTATGTAACCATTTCAATTTGAATCCAGCAACTGTTTACACAACAGGATTAGTATGGGACTTGGAATATATGAAGCAATTTCCAAACGAAGGAGCCAAAGAAGATTTTGTTATTTGGCCACATAGATTTTCCAAAGAAAAAGGAATTGCTGAATTAATAGAATTTGCAAAATTCACAGATAAGAAAATTATTATTACTTCTTCAGGCCCAGCAAAAGATTTAGGTAAACTTCCTAAAAATATTGAGTATAGACATTCATTGACAAAAGCAGAGTATTTTGATTTAATGAAAAGAGCAAAATGGTATTTGTCAACTGCTTATCAAGAAACGTTTGGCTACACTATTCAAGAAGCAATTTATTTTGGTTGTGAAATTTTAGTTCCGAATAGAGCTTGTTGCCCTGAAATGGTACCTGCTAAAAATGTATATGAATCAGTATATGAAATTGAAACAAAATTCAATGAAGGTGGTTTAGTAGTTCCAATGTCTTGGACAGAAAAATGGGATAACAATGCACAAATAATGATTGACGTTATTAAAACAAGTAAATAGATGGCATATCAAAATATAGCATATCAAAAGAATAAAAATTTAGTACATGTTTGGGACGACAAGTTAGGACATTTACAATTTCCATTTAAAAAATATGCTTATAAGAAAAGTGCACATGGAAGATGTGTTGCATTAGATGGTAACAAAGTAGAGAAAGTTACTAACTGGGATGAGCATGATATTCAAAAAGGTCAGATATATGAGTCTGATATCAATCCAGAAGTTAGAACCTTAATAGATATGTATTTTGAATCTGATGATCCTTCAGTGGGTCATAAAGAATTATTTATAGATATTGAGGTTTCAACAGTAGGAGGTTTTTCATCGGCAGACGAAGCTTGGCAACCAATGACTTCAATCGCATTTCATGACAGAGCAGGGAATCAATCAGTAGCAATTATTGTAGATAAGGATAAAAACTTAAAACCATATACAGATAAGGATTTAATTTTAGAAGTAGTAACTACTGAAGATGAATTAATTACTAGATTCCTTACTCACTATCTTGAGATCAAACCTACAATTATAACAGGATGGAACATTGACTTTTTTGATATTCCTTATTTGTATAATAGAATAACTCAAGTTCACGGAAAGCAATTTGCTGATATGCTTTCTCCAGTAAATGAAGTAATTTATTTACAGCACAGAAATCGATATAGAATTATGGGAGTGTCTTGTTTAGATTACATGGCACTTTATAAATTATTTACATATTCAGAAGAGTCATCTTATTCATTGGACAATATTTGTAAAAAGGAATTAGGTAAAGGTAAAATTGAATATGAAGGAAATCTAGATCATTTATATAAAACAGACCCTGAGAAGTTTATTGAGTATAACGTTAATGACGTTACATTGGTATTGGAATTAGATGAAAAACTTAAATTCCTTTCATTGGCTCGAGGTATATGTCACAAAGGTCATGTGCCTTATGAAGATGTATATTTTCCAACTAGATATTTAGATGGTGCATGTATAACCTATATGAAACGTTTAGATATTGTAGCTCCTAATAAAAAGCTTCGTGAAGCTGTGACTGCAGGAGAAGAAGCAATATCTAATGACTTTGCAGGAGCCTATGTAAAAGATCCAATACCAGGAGTTTATGAATGGGTATTTGATGAGGATATGGCATCTCTATATCCTTCTATCATTAGAACTTTAAACATATCTCCAGAAACTAAATTTGGTAGAGTAGAGAATTGGGATGCAGTGAAAGAAGCATTTTGGTCAGGTAAGACAGCAGACTTAAACATGAAGTTGAAGTCAGGCTCAAAACATTATTTAATTCCAGACATTGAATTTCGTCAATGGCTATTAGATAATAAATGTACCGTATCTTCAATTGGAGTAGTTTACAATGCAGACAAAGGTGGACTAATTCCTTCTATTCTAGCAACTTGGATGAATGAAAGAGAGGAGTATAGAGGTCTTGCTAAAAAATATGGTAAAGAAGGAAATGCTGATATGTCTAAATTCTTTGACTCTAGACAGCATACTATGAAGATTGTAAATAACTCTTTGTATGGTGCATTAGGAGCTCCAGGTTTTAGATTTCATGATTTAGATAATGCTGAGTCTATTACATTGACAGGGCAACAGGTTATCAAGCATGCTATGATGAAAGGTAATGAATGGTTTACTAAACAAACTGGTGTCGATAAAGAGTATGTAATTTATGTGGATACTGATTCAAATTACTTTTCTGCTAAACCAATTATTGATTTAATGGAAAGTAAAATGAATAAGTCAATGACTAAACAAGAAAAAATTGATGTTACTTATAAAACTTCTCAAGTAGTTGAAAAGTATATCAATGATTCTTGGGATTCATTTGCCAAGCATTTCTTAAACTCTGATACTCACTTCTTAAACATCAAGCAAGAATATGTAGCTGAGTCTGGATTATGGATAGCCAAAAAACGATATGCTCAAAAGATTATATCAGAGAAAGGCATCTTAATATCACAAATGACTAATGGTGCAAAAGAATGGAAATTAGATGTAAAAGGAATGGATGTTGTAAGATCCAATTTCCCAAAAGCATTTAGAGAGTTTATGTCAGGTATCTTAATTGATATTTTAAACATATCTCCTCAAAAGCAAATTGATGATAAGGTGTTAGCATTTAGAGAAGAAATGAAATCAAAGCCAATGTTTGATATTATGTTTCCGACAGGTGTTAAAGAATTGAAAAAGTACAAAGTTAAAACTAAAAAATCAGACAAAAGTAATATGTTTGGTGATAGAGTTAAAGGTACTCCAGCACACACAAAGTCAGCTTTAAACTACAATGATTTAATGTTGTACTATAAGATAACTTCTTCTCAACCTATATTAGATGGAGAAAAGATTAAGTGGACTTATTTAAAAGCAAACCCATTTGGATTGGATAGTTGTGCAGTAAAAGGTTTTGATGACCCTAAAGAAATTATTGACTTCATAACTCAATACATTGATTATGATAGAATATTCACAGCGTCATTAGAGAATAAATTGCAAGGATTTTATGATGCTTTGAGATATGGCAGAATACCTAAAAATGATAATATGGCTGATTTCTTCAGCTTCTAAATTAAAAGTATGAATACAAAAACAACAGTAATGGTTAAATTGGCAGTTGATGCAATGCACAACTTTCCAAAGGCAGCAGAGTTATTTCCTGAAGTTGCGTTTTTAGCTGACAGGCATAGACATATGTTTCACTTTACAATTAGCAAAGCAGTTAATCATGATGATAGAGATGTAGAGTTTATAATGTTTAAAAGAGATGTATTAGGTCATCTTGAGTATAAGTATTATGACAATGGCACTCGAACTCATGAATTTGGTTCTCAATCTTGTGAAATGCTATCGCGTGAAATTTTAGAAAGATTTGATTGTGAATGGGTTGAGTGTTGGGAAGATCAAGAAAATGGTGCTCGTGTAGAAAAAATCAATTAATTATGTTAGATATAATTTTAAAATGGTGGACTAGAAAATGGAGCAATTGGGAATTTGATGGAGAAATAAATGTATATGATACAGATGAAGACAAATATCCTATTAGAAAATTTGCTCGATTTAAGAGTGTATCAAATGATGGTTTAGCAAGATATAAACGAATTCGAAAATAATGACAGTTTATGTAGTAGTAGACCCATTAATTGCCAAAGACGATTCATGGGAGACTCATTTAGCTTCTTTATTACAAGGATATATAGAAGCAAAAGGAGATGAAGATTGCAAAGTTGTTGAAGTTGTAGACATAGCAGATATCAAAGCATTGTTTGAATCCAAATCAATATCTAATGAAGATAAATTTATATTTACCAATGCTTGGTCATCAGCAACAAGATATGTTAAGCATTGGGCAGAAACCAATCAAGTAGATGTAGAGTTATTAGGATTTTGGACCAATGGATGTTATATTGATTATGACAAAGAATACAAACCAACGACAGAAATAACTTGGAGAAAGCTTTATGAAAAAGGAAGTTTTGATTGTTTAGATAAGAACTTCTTCATATCAAAATTCTATGCAGATAAGTTCAAAAGTCTTCAAAAAGTCACAGAGGACAAGCTGCATATAATGCCGTTTCCTTTAGACTATTTAGATTTAGAAATGTCATTGTACAATGGTTTATTCAATAAACAGAATTTAATCGTTTTCCCATGGAATCAGTATACTCAGTTACAAGAAGCTATTGTGTACGACTTTATAAGAGTGCATAAAGGTATCCAAATTGTCTTCGCTCAAGAGCATGTGCCATTGGAAAGACATCAACTATTAAGGCAATTGTCTAGAGCAAAATTATCATTACTTCCTTATACAAATCCAAATATAGGAGTTGAAATTTATGAATGTATTTTGTTAGGAACAATTCCATTAATACCAGACATTGAAGGGTTGAGAGAGTTAGTGCCAGAAGAATTTAGATATCCTGCAGAATGGACATCTTCAATTTTCAATTATAGTAAATTTGCTCCTGATATGACTAGCAAAGTAAAAGAGTTAGTTGGAAACTATGATTCATATAGACCATTGATTAAACTAACTCAAGAATTGCTATTTGAAAATTATTTTGATTCAGAAAAATTAATCAATCAAATATTTGTATCTAATAAAAGAAATTAATATATTAAAGTATGAATAAAATTAAATCAATTACTAGCGATGAATTTAATATTACGCTAAGCGTTACAAATTTATGTAACTATAAGTGTGAATATTGTCCAAAGCAATTACATGACGGGTCAACGCCAGTATTAGATGTAGAAGTATACTTTAAATTCTTTAGGCAATTATTTTTAGATAATCCAGAAATAGAAAACTACCCTAGTAAATATATAACATTAACAGGAGGAGAGCCTACTTTGTATAAAGGTATAGAAAAGTTAGTTAAATTCTTCAAAGAGTATAATTTTAAAATTACATTGGTTAGTAATGGAAGTGCTGCTCTTTCTGTATGGGAAGAGATTTTAGAAGATATAAATTATACCTCATTAAGCTTTCATTCAAAGTATTCTAAATTTAATAAATTTTCACAAATTATAGACATTGCAGTTAAGAAAAATGCTATGATAGGTGTTGGTGTAGTAATGGACCCAGAGCATTGGGAAAGGACTCTAGAGGCAGTAGAACATTTTAAGAGTATTAATATACCAATTACATACAAAGGAGTATTATCTAAATCAAACTCAAGCAATTTTTCAAATAAAGGAGATAAACTATTTTTAGGTGAATACTCAGGTTTATACACAGAAGAACAGTTAGCTTATTTAAGAGATAATACCTATCAAAGATTTGATAGAGGTTTAGATGGATATGATCCAGAACATAAAGTACAATCGACCATGGTCGTATATGAAGACGGCACTGAAGAAAAATTTCAACAACAAAAATTAGTGTCAGAAGGTACGAATTATTTCAAAGGTTATTTATGTGACGCGGGCAAAGCAAATTTATCTGTGAAATGGGATGGAAGTATTGCAGGAGCTCATTGTGGACCTAATTGGTCAGGAAATTTTGGTAATATAGTAAAAAATAATGATTTAAGAGTTAAACTAAATAATAAAGCATTTATTTGTGGCAAATTAAGATGTAACTGCGGTCCTGATATGAGAATAAGTAAATCATGGTATGGTATACCAGAGCAATATAAATAAATTTGGAATCTTCATAAGAATTTCTTATATTTAAACTAATAAATAAAAAATATGATACTAAATCAAGATGGGTCTGTTCATGGACAACCTAAAAAAATGGTATATTTCCCTTCTTTAAGTAGTGGAGCTTATAGTTCGCCACTAACAAAAGATGCAGAAGTTGCACCCGGTGTCCCTTATAGATTTTGGGATGATAGAGTACCTGAAGAATGGCGGTACAAATACTTTCTTATGACTGCTGGTCATTTATATAAGAAAGAAGATATTAGACAAAAATGGGGTCTAGACAAAGGAGCTGTAGTGTTCGGAGATTCGGGAGGATTCCAAATTGCAACAGGAGCTTTGAAATGGGATATGGCATTGCGTGATAAAATATTTGATTGGTTAGAAGCTAATTCAGATGTTGCTGCAAATATAGATATTCCACCTCGTGTTACTTATGAAGGTAGATTCCAAGAAGCATTAGATATTAGTTTAGATAATTTCAAATACTTTGAAAAGAAACAATCTGGTAAAACTAATTTCTTAAATGTAGTTCAAGGTTCTAATCCTGCTGAATTTGCCCATTGGTTTAAAACAGTTAAAGATTTAGAATTTGGTGGTTGGTGTATTGGATCTTCTAGACGTCTAGTAGACTTTATGTATATCTTGGCTTTGATGATTAAAGAAAAGGAATTCTTGAAACCTCAAAACACTTGGGTCCATTTATTGGGAATATCTAAAGTATCAGACTTCTTCATTTTATCACAATTACAAAAATTGATGAATCAGTATACTGATAACAGAATTACTATTTCAACAGATAGCTCTTCTCCAGGTCAATATCCAATATTTGGTCAAATGGTTTGGAGTCCTAATTGGAAAGATCAAGTATTTAATATGTTGTATTTTCCAAAAGATGGTTCTAATATGGGTTATCCTGATCACGGTCATTTGCCTTCATTAGTAAATCATCCAGGAGTGCCTTATTTTACTTATGACATTGCTAAAAATTGGTCAACTGAAGCAGTAACTAGAGCAACGTATCATAACTTATACATGTACATCTATACCAGAGATCATGTTGAGCAACTAATTGATACTTGTCCATTAGAAGCAATGATAGATATTATTCCAAATGACTTAATTCAAGTATTGAGATCTATGGAAGAAATGTTTAACTCTCCAGATCCAATTGCAGTATATGAAAGATATAGACAATTTTATGTTAAGTATGGCGGAGAAAATGTTATGAATATTGCACGTGAAGTATCTCAAGAATATTTTGATTTTACAGAGTTTGATGCAGTAGACGTAAAAAAATTAAAAAAAGAACAAAAATTAATTAAAAACAATTCAGTAAGTTAAATTATGGCAAAAGAAATTTATTTCGATTTAGAAAGTCGCGACGGTTTAAAACGTGGTGTAGACAAATTAGCAAATGCAGTGAAAGTAACATTAGGCCCTAAAGGTAGAAATGTAATCATTGGAAAGAAATTTGGAAACCCTATTGTTACTAAAGATGGAGTGTCTGTAGCAAAAGAAATTGAATTGAAGGACCCATTAGAGAATATGGGTGCTCAATTAGTAAAAGAAGTAGCATCAAAAACTAATGACCTAGCTGGTGATGGAACTACCACTGCAACAGTATTAGCCCAAGCTATTATGACAGCAGGTCTTAAATCTGTATCAACGGGAGTTAATCCAATTGATTTGAAAAGAGGAATTGACAAAGCAGTTGATGTAGTTGTTGATACACTTAAAACAATATCAGAGCCAGTAGGTGATGACGAATCAAAAATTATTCAAATTGCAACTATATCTGCAAATAACGATTCAAGTATAGGCGAGTTAATTGCCGAAGCTGTGAAACGTGTAGGTAAAGATGGAGTTATTACAGTAGAAGAAGCAAAGGGAATGGAAACTGAATTGAAGACTGTTGAAGGTTTACAATTTGACAGAGGTTATTTATCTCCATACTTTGCAACTAACTCAGAGAAAATGGAATGTGAAATGGAAAATCCAATTATTCTAATCTATGATAAAAAGATTAGTTTAATGGCAGACTTACTTCCTATTTTAGAAAAAGCAGTTGCAACTTCAAGACCATTATTAATTATTGCAGAAGACGTTGATCAAGAAGCTTTAGCTACTTTAGTAGTTAATAGAGTAAGAGCTGGTTTAAGAGTATGTGCTGTAAAAGCTCCTGCTTTTGGTGACAGAAGAAAGGATATGCTTAAAGACATTGCAATCTTAACAGGCGGTACTGCTTTATTTGAAGAAGAAGGTTTCAGTTTAGAAAATGCAGAGTTAATTCATTTAGGTGAAGCAGCAAAAGTAATTGTTGGAAAAGACACTTGTACTATTGTAGATGGAGCCGGTGAAAAAGAATTAATTGTTGAAAGAATTACAGAGATCAAAGGAAGAATTGATGAATGTACTTCAGACTTTGAAAAAGAAAAACTTCAAGATAGATTAGCTAAATTAACGGGAGGAGTAGCAATACTTTATATTGGAGCTGCATCTGAAGTTGAAATGAAAGAAAAGAAAGATAGAGTAGATGATGCACTTCATGCTACAAGAGCCGCTATTGAAGAAGGAATTGTTCCGGGTGGCGGAGTAGCACTTATCATGACATTAGAAGCTTTATCAACTTTGAAAGGAGAAGGAGAAGATGAAAATGTTGGTATCCAAATTATAAGACGTGCTATTGAAGAGCCTTTGAGACAAATCTGTGCAAATGCCGGAGTTGAAGGTTCTGTAGTAGTAAAAGAAGTATTAGATAGTAAAGGTGGTATTGGTTATAATGCAAGAACAGGAGTGTATGAAGATATGAAAGCTGCAGGTATTATTGACCCAACTAAAGTTACTAGAGTAGCATTGCAAAATGCAGCATCAGTAGCATCAATGATTATGACAACAGAATGTTCATTGGTAGAAATTAAAGAACCTGTTGTACCTCAACCAGAATATTAAAAATAAATAAATAACAATGAAAAAATCACTTTTAGTAGGTTTCGTAAACCGATATTTCTTAGCTGGTAACACTGACAGCGCCAAATTAGTAGTAGCCGACAATAAATTGTCAACTAAATTTATTAGTGCTGACCAAAATGTAATTGGTGAAGTAGTGCTTAATACTTTTGAAGCAAAAGATGCTGAGTTAGGTGTGTATGCAACTTCTCAATTAGTAAAAATGTTAAGCGCCGTTGATGAAGATATGGATATTACCTTTGGGGAAGTAGACAGTAAAATTTATTCAATGAAATTTGAAGACGCTTCAACTAACATTACTTATATGTTAGCAGATTTATCTGTTATTCGTCAAGTGCCTAATCTTAAATCATTACCTGAATGGGATGTAAAGATTGAGTTAAATAAAGACTTCTCAAATAACTTCAAGAAGGCAGCAAATGCCTTACCAGAATCAGATAATTTTGGTGTTGAATGTAATGGAGAAGAAACTAAAATTATCATCAACCATTCAAGTGTGAATACAAATAGAATTGTGTTCAAAGCAAATACTGTCGAAGCCGCTAAAATGGATTCAGTAGTTTGTTTCTCTGCAAAATTGTTTAAGGAAATACTTAATGCAAATGCAGACGCGACAGGATTATTAGAAGTGTCATCTAAAGGTTTGGCAAAGGTAACTTTCACAAATACAGATTATACAGCTACTTATTATTTGGTGAAGTTAACTATCTCGTAATGTTTGGAAATGCAGAACATACACTTTGGGTAGAAAAATGGAGGCCCACTACATTAGCTGGTTACGTAGGTAATCAGCAAATTGTTGATAAAGTAAAAATTTATCTAGAAAGTGGAGATGTGCCACACTTGCTGCTTTTCGGAACAGCAGGTACTGGTAAAACTACTCTAGCTAAATTGATTGCGAATAATATTGATTGTGATCTAATGTATATTAATGCATCTGATGAAAACAATGTTGATACAGTAAGAGAAAAGATTAAAAGCTTTGCTAGCACAATAGGCTTTCGTCAATGGAAACTAGTAATACTTGATGAAGCCGACTACTTGACTCCAAACGCGCAAGCAGCACTTCGTAATTTAATGGAAACGTTTTCAAAAACAACTAGGTTCATTTTAACATGTAACTATGTTGAAAAGGTAATTGACCCGATTCAATCTCGTTGTCAAGTTTTTGGAATTACGCCTCCGTCAAAGAAAGATGTAGCAATTCGCGTTAATGAAATTCTTCAAGAAGAAAAGGTTACGTTTAAGCCAGAGAATCTGGTATCTATCATTAATGCAGGGTATCCCGACATTCGTCGAATACTAAATTCCTGCCAGCGTCAAGTAGTTAATGGCGAATTGTTAGTTGATAAACAATCTTTGATTGCGTCTAATTACATGGACAAAGTTATTGAATTGTTAGCGTCTAAGCCGGACAAAAAACAACTATTCACAGCAATTCGCCAGTTGTTAGCAGATTCTCAAGTAAAAGATTATACTCCTTTGTATAGACATCTTTATGATAATTTAGAATTATTTGCAACAGGTCACATAGCTTCTATTATTATTATAGTTGCAGAAGCTCAATATCAAGATACATTTGTAGTTGATAAAGAAATCAATGTGTGTGCTATGTTTGTAAAAATACTTAATGAAATTTATTAATTATGTCACGACACGGAGGCCCAATAAATAAACCTATGTTCCTTAATGGAAATTCAGGAGCTGTAGTTTATTTAGATGAACCTAAAATATCTAACTTTGATAATAGTATTATTACATTCAAAGGGCCTGAATCAAAAATGATTTTTGAAATAACTAAAGAAGGAGAAATTCGAATTGGAGAAGGATATACTCCAACAGATGCTTCAGAAGAATTTCTGAAAAGGTTAAAAGATAAACTTCCAGAATTTACAAATATGCGATGTGCAATGCTGGAAAAAGAAAATAAAGAATTATCTTATGGCATAAAACAACTTCAGGAAAATAAAGCTGAGCTCGACCATGAAGTTCGTGAATTAAGATTAGCAATAGATGCTTGGCATGATACAATAAAACCATGAAAAAACTAATCAAATTATTTACTAATTTATTTAGTAAAAAACGACAAACAGTAGAACCTGTACGTGAGCCTATATATACTTCTGAAGAAGGTGTTAATGTAAATTACATATTAGAAAGCACAGATAGGTTAAAAGAATTAATGACTTATCAAGCAGACCCGAAACAGCGAGAGTATGTGCAAGCTAAAATGATTAAAGAAAAAGTTTTAGATTCAGAAACAGTAAAATTAAGAAAAGCTGTTAATGATGCATGGGATGGAATTTGTTTAAGCAGAGTTACGGGAGAAGCTCAAATTGAAATGGCAAATATTGCAAAAGCAGATATTGAAAGACAAATTGATGCTAATGAAAAAATTAAAAAGGCTATTCAGCAAAATAAAAGAATATAATACAATTTAATATTATGAAACATCAACAACAACCTGGTCAAGGACCACAAATTGACATATCTAAAACAACACCACTTTTGTGTGATAATACAGAATGTGAAAATGATATGTTCATGAAAGCAATGAAATTTAGAAAAGTTTCAAAGTTATTAACAGGACAGAAACAAGATGGTATACTTCCTGTAGAAGTGTATATGTGTACGGCATGCGGAAACGTGAATCGCGAGTTTGACTTAGAAAATTAATTTATTTTTCTTATAGTTTTTTTCTTATAGTTATATATTTATATTAAATGGGACGTAAAAAAAAATACATCACAGAACAAGAAAAACGTGATGCCCAAAATAAATGGGCAAAAGAGTATTATGAACGTAACAAAGAAAGATTAAATAAAACTTCAATGGAAAAATACTATGAAAAAAGGAATAGTGTACAAAACGACAAATCTAATTAACGGTAAATTTTACGTAGGCCAAGACTCGCATAATAATTCTAACTATATAGGATCAGGTAAAGCATTAGGGCATGCAATCAAAAAATATGGTAAGGAGAATTTTATAAAAGAAGTTCTTGAAGAGTGTGATACTAAGTTACTATTAAATGAGCGAGAAATTTATTGGATTAATAAATTAGATGCGATTAGGATAGGATATAATATCGCCAAAGGTGGTACTGGCGGCAATACTAGATTAGGCTTTACTAAAGCTGAATTAGAAGAGTATAAGAAAAAGAATATTGGAAGATTAGGAAAATCTCATGACGAAGTTACTAGACAGAAAATAAGTGAAAGTAATAAAGGAAAAAATAGTGGTAAGCAACCTAGGTTAGGCAAACCACATTCAAATGAATCAAAAGAAAAAATGTCATTGTCTAGAAAAGAAAAAGGTTCTAGTAAAGCCACTAATAATGGAATGTACGGAAAATCCCATTCTGAAGAATCAAAACAAAAAATGAGAGACTCAAGATTAAAACGAATAAATAAACAAGATGTCTAAACCAAAAGCAGTTGCAACTGGGGCAGCCTCTATCTTTGACCATATGTCTGGTTTGACAGATAAAAAGAAGCCTTGGGGTAACCTTAACGAAGTTGATAAAAAATCATTTACTCCTTTTATTGTAAATAGATGGCTATCAATGAATATGGATTTCATTGACATTGTCAATGAACTTCAACGATATACAATAGGACAAGTATCTCCTGCAGAAACATATAAACTGTATTTTGATATATTACCAAAACAAAAGCAATTCAACAAATATATCAAAGGAACAAAGTCTGACAAATACAATCAAAACCTGGTTGAATTACTGTCACAGCACTTCTTAGTCAGTGAAAAGGAAGCAAAGGAGTATATTGATATCTATTTAGATACCAATGCTGAAGAATTAAAATCAATTATTAAAAAATACGGCAAGACTGATAAAGAAGTAACCGCATTGATGAAATCAGAAAAACCTAAATAGATATGATAATTAGTGTAAGTGGTCCAATAGGAAGTGGTAAAGATACCATTGCTCAAATCATACAAGAAATTACTCCATATCACAAATGGGAAATACAAAAGTGGGCAGGAAAACTTAAAACAATAGGAGAACTTATTTCAGGAATTCCTAAAGAAAAATTTGAAGATCAAGAATTCAAATATACTAATCTTCCAGCAATGTGGGACAAAGATGGAGAGCCAATGACAGTGCGAGATCTTCTTCAATTATTAGGCACAGAAGCAATGCGAAATGGATTACATGAGAATGTCTGGGTAAATGCTTTGATGTCAGAATATAAAGGATACCACAAAAAAGAAAAACAGATTAGTCTTGTTGATACATCTTTTGATGAAAATACTTATCCAAATTGGATAATCACAGACACTAGATTTCCAAATGAATTAGACGCTGTGAAATTTCGAAATGGAATATCTATTAAAGTGCATAGACCAGGAAGTAAATCAGATGCAAAACAAGCTCAACATGCTTCAGAGACCGCATTGAATAATGTAACTGATTGGGACTATGTTATTTCCAATGATGGAGATATAGATGAGTTAAGAAACAAAGTATATGAAGTACTTGAAGCGGAAAGATTATTAGTATTTGCTAGTCAATAATTTGGTTTCTACAATAGAATTTCTTATCTTTAACTAATATAATAAATAAAAAATATCTATGGGAATGAGTCCGTTAGGTGAGTTGTTTAGAGCAACCACGCCAGAAAAGAAAGAAGGTGAGAAAACAATTTCTTATAGTCAATATGCTTCATGGAGCACGTGCCCTAGAAAATGGAAACTCAATTACATAGATAGAATTAGAACAGGAGGGCCTTCCATTCATACAGTATTCGGAACTGCATTTCACGAGACTTTACAATATTATATTCATATAATGTTTACAAAGTCTATTAAAGAAGCGGATAAATTAAATTTGTCAGAATGCTTACAAGAGCAAATTGTACAAAATTATATGATGGCTGTATCAGATATGGAAGGTGTTCACTTTTCAAATCCTATAGAATTAAATGAATTTTATGAAGATGGAGTTGCAATCTTAGATTGGCTGAAAAGAAATCGAGGTGCATATTTTACTAATAAAGGATTTGAATTAATAGGTATTGAAACTCCATTATATATTCAAGCGTCTGATAAAAACCCAAAAGTTATAATGAATGGGTTTCTTGATATTGTACTTCGAGATATTGAAACAGATAGAATAATAATTATTGATATCAAGACATCTACCAAAGGATGGAATCAATATGCCAAAGCAGATAAAACCAAAGCATCTCAATTGGTATTGTATAAGTCTTATTTTGCAAAACAATATGGCTATGATGAAGAAAAGATTGATATCAAATATTTCATTGTTAAAAGAAAACTTATTGAAGGCTTTATGTATCCACAAAAGAGAGTTCAAGAGTTTGTACCTGCATCAGGTAAGCCTACTAGAAATAAATTAATGAAAGACATTGAAACATTTATTGATGCTGGATTTAATTTAGATGGGTCTTATAAGGTAGATGGTATATTTCCTGCAGTAGGAGAAAAAGGTTTGAAGAATTGTAGGTATTGTGAATTTGCAATGGATGAAGAACGTTGCCCTAAACAAAACAGAATTACATGTTAAACAAATATCATATTATGAATGCCATAGAAACAGATCCTGATAAAATGAAAATTGCAATTATAGGATCACGTGAATATGAAAATAAAAGAAAGATACGAGATATGATTTACAAACTCAAACAAACGTTTGGAGATAAATTAGAAATAATATCAGGAGGTTGTGGAGCAGGAGCTGACAAATATGCTAAAAAATATTCTATTGAATTAGGAGTTAAGTATATTGAATTCAATCCAGCACATACAGTAAAGAATTTATACTCTGCTATGCCAGACGGATATTATTCCAAAGCATATCATACTTCACAATTCTTTCATAGGAATACATTAATTGCAAAATATTGTGATAAGATGATTGCTTTCATAGACGGCAATGTTAAATCAAATGGTGCATACCACGCAGTGACAATGGCACAAAAACATAATAAACCAGTAGTAATTGTAAATGAAAAATCATAATATGACTAAATCACCTCTTACAAAATTAGTTTCAACTAAAAAAACATTTACATGTTTAGATTGTGGACACACTTATTGTAAACAACAAGCTTCAAAAAAGCTTTATTCTGTTATTGTAAAATATTGTAAACATTGTGTTAAATAAAATGCGTGTTTATTAAAGAATTACATATTTATATTAAATTAATAAAGGTTAAATTAAGGTTATGACAAAAAAGAAAAAGATACTTCTGTTATCTGACGATTTGAGAATGCATTCTGGCATTGCGACAATGTCGAGAGAAATCGTACTAAATTCAATAAAAGAATTTGATTGGGTTCAATTAGGAGCCGCGCTAAATCATCCTGACCAAGGCAAGATGTTTGACTTGTCTCAAGATGTAGCACAACTTACAGGCGTAGCAGATGCTAGCGTCAAAATATTTTGCAATAGCGGTTACGGTGACCAAGAAATTTTAAGGGAGTTGATCCAAATGGAAAGACCAGACGTAATATTACACTTTACAGATCCTAGATTTTGGGGTTGGTTGTATGCAATGGAACATGAATTAAGACAGTTCATACCAATTGCATATTATACAATTTGGGATGATACTCCATATCCAATGTGGAACAAACCATTTTATAAATCATGTGACTTGTTAATGTGTATTTCCAAACAAACACATAATATTGTTAAACAAGTACTTAAAGGAGAAGATTATAAAGATTGGCAAATTACTTATGTACCTCATGGTATAAATGATAAACAATTCTTTCCAATATATGAATCTCATGAACAATGGAAAGAATATTTAGAATATAAAGATACTATAGTAGCTAAAGATACTGAATTTGTAGTATTTCACAATTCTAGAAACATTAGACGTAAACATACATCAGATTTAATATTAGCGTATAAAGAATTCTGCGATAAATTACCTAAAGAAAAATCAAGTAAATGTGTTTTACTATTACATACAGAACAAGTAGACGAAAATGGTACAGATTTAATTGCAGTAATAAAAGAATTATGCCCTTATAGAGTACAATTCACACCTTCAAGAATTATAGATACTAAACAATTAAATTTCCTTTATAATATTGCAGACGTAACTGCCAATTTAGCTTCAAATGAAGGATTTGGTTTAGGAACGGCAGAATCAGTAATGGCTGGAACTCCAATTGTAGTTAATGTAACAGGAGGTATGCAAGACCAATGTGGCTTCAAGAAAGAAGACGGTTCATATTTAATGGCAGATGATTATAATATTGATTTCCCTACCAATGCAGAAGGTACTTATAAAGATTGTGGAGTTTGGGCTAAACCAACCTTCCCAGCTGTAAGAACTTTACAAGGCTCACCAGCTACTCCATATATATTTGATGATATTGCAGATTACAAAGACGCAGGAAATAAATTATATGATTGGTATATGACCCATCCTCATTTAAGAAATGAATTTGGTCATATAGGCAGAGATCATTTCATGAAAGCAGAGCATGGATTGTCAGCTGAATCAATGGGTAGCAATGTCATTAAAGATATCAATACATTGTTAGAAAATTGGAAACCAAAAGCTACAATAAAATTAATTAAAGCATAAGTTATGAGCAACGAAACAAAACCAGTATTATTATTTCAAGCGCCTGTAGGAACTAGATCAGGATATGGCGAACGTAGTCGAGATTTAGTAAGAGCAATTATTGCTTTAGACAAATATGATGTTAAGATTGTTAGTACGCGATGGGGCGCAACTCCTATGAACGCATTAACTAATAATGATACAGATATTATATCTAGAATATTAACACAGCAACTTACTGCGCAACCTGAAATTTTTATGCAAGTTACAGTTCCTAATGAATTTCAAAGAGTAGGAAAATTCAATATAGGAGTTACGGCTGGTATTGAAACTAATGCATGTGACGCATCTTGGATTGAGGGATGTAATAGAATGGACTTAAATTTAGTATCATCAGAGCATGCTAAAAAAGTATTTATAGAGACTACATATGATAAAAAAGATCAAAATACACAGCAGTTAGTAGGCACCCTTCGATTAGAAAAGCCAATTGAAGTATTGTTTGAAGGAATTAGATTAGATAAATTTCAAAAAGCTTATACGTCATCAAAAAATGTTGAACTATTATTTAATGAAATAAAAGAAGATTTTTGTTTCTTATTTGTAGGTCATTGGTTGCCTGGTTCATTAGGAGAAGATAGAAAAAATGTAGGCGGAATGATTAAAACGTTTTTTGAATCATTTAAAAATAAAACAAATGCTCCGGCATTAGTTCTTAAAACAACGGGAGGGTCTATATCAGAAGTTGATGCTAATGATATTTTAAATAAAATTGATTTTATTAAATCTACAATAGATAGTAAAAATTTACCTAATGTATATTTAGCATATGGCGACTTTACAGAAATAGAATTAAATGATTTATATAATCATACTAAAGTAAAAGCACATGTATCTTTCACAAAAGGAGAAGGATTTGGAAGACCATTGATGGAAGCTGCTATAACAGGAAAACCTATTATCACTACTAACTACTCAGGGCATTTAGATTTTTTAAATTCAGAATCATCTGTATTAGTACCTGGTCAAATGACAAATGTACATCATTCTGCTGCATGGAAAGGAGTTATTCTTCAAGAATCACAATGGTTTACTATTGATTATGCAGCTGCCGGAGCGTATTTTAAAGATGTATTTAAAAACTATAAATTATATTTAGAAAAGTCTAGAAAAACGTATCATCATATTAAAACAAATTTTTCGTTTGATGCTATGAAAGACAAATTAGATAGTATACTAACTAATAGACTTCCTGACTTTCCGAAACAAGTTGCTTTGAAATTACCACAGTTACAAAAAGTAAATGGTACCAACACACCACAAATTACTTTGCCTAAACTTAAAAAGTTAGAGTCAAATGAAGCACCTAAAATCACTTTACCTAAACTTAAAAAAATAGAATAGTGAAAATTAGTTATGCAATAACAGTTTGCAATGAAGAGAAGGAGGTAGCAATGCTAATCAACTTCCTTCTCATTCACAAACGAGAACAAGACGAGATAGTAGTACTAGCAGATAGTCCTAAAATGTCTCAGACTTTACAAGAACTTTTAAGAGCATGTGCTTCAATAAATCAGATACTATTAATCGAATCTGAATTTGAAGGGCACTTTGCTGATTGGAAGAACAAACTAACAAAAGTATGTTCAGGAAATTATATCTTCCAAATAGATGCAGATGAACTTCCCAACGAAGAGCTTATAAACGGACTTCCTTATATTCTGGAAATCAATCAAGATATAGATGTATTTCGTGTGCCTAGAATTAATACGGTAGAAGGTTTAACACAAGAGTATATCCAAAAGTGGAGATGGAATGTAGATGATAAAGGATGGGTAAACTTTCCAGACTATCAATGGAGAATTTATAAAAACACTTCTGATATAAAATGGAAGAATAAAGTGCATGAAGTATTAGAAGGATTCCAATCAGTTACATTCCTTCCTACAGAAGAAGAATTCTGTTTATATCATCCAAAGACAATCGATAGGCAAGAGAAACAAAATAATTATTATGATACATTATGAAAAATGTAATCGTATATAATCAATTAAATACAAAATATCATGGCGCTGAAAGGTGGGACAATAATGGAGTAAGTAACTACTTAAAATGTCAAATTGATAATAGTATAAGATTAGGATGGGATAGTGATGATATTATATTAGGTACTAACTTTGACTTTGAATATAATGGAATTAAAAGCCACACATTGACAAATATTTGTGAATGGAGCGGATTTCATAATTTTTGGTATGGTGCATTGGAGCTTGTACAAAAAGGAATTATAAAAGAAGAATTTTGGTTACATGATCATGATTCATGGCAAATTGCTCCAATGGAATTTCCTGAGTTTAATGGATATGTTGCAGGAGTAGAGTATGGTGCGACTTCAGAATGGAATTGTGGTAGTATATATTTTAATAAAGGATGTGTTGATATTTTAAGTCATATTGTAGAAGCATTGGAAATTAATAAAGATATTGATGTAAGCAGTGATGAGGTTATTATTGGATTTTTAAGAAACTATTCTCCATATAAAGAACAATTCGTTTCTATAAACTCTAGATGGAATGTAGGAATGACATATTCAGAATTAAGATACGCTAATGCTATTAAACCAGCAATAGTATTATCATTTAAACCAGACGAAGTTGGTATATATCAAAAAATAAAACAAAAGGATCTTGCTCATTTATTAGATCCTGAATTTCAAATAATAATTAATAAACATTTCAATAATGAGAGTAACTAATATTGATACATTAAGTGCTTATTTAGATAGGCTTATTACTGAAAATATTAAATTGTATTTTTTTAATAAAGATAATTTAACAGATAAAGTTGATCATCAACATATTGTTATTAAAGAAATTAAACAAAAAATATCTGAGCTTTTACTAGAAACTATAGAAAGAAACTCTTATATTTACATAGAAGAATATAGAACATTTAATGAGTCTGCTATTGTAGAAGAATTAGAAGAGCTTATTCAAAACGATATTAATATTGGAGAGGCTGACAGAGCTAGATTAGAAGAAACTTTAAAAGAAGAACCTAATTTAGAAAGAATGATTATTAATGAAAAGCGACTTCGCAAAGCAAATGAAGGACGTGCTAGAAATAAAAATAAATTAGATAAACTTATGAAAGATAAATATGATAACTGAAAAGGAAAAAAAAGATTTAGGAGTTTTTGATACTATAGAAGAAATGTATGACTTCGTAAGTTCGTCTCCTAAAGATCAAAAAGGAAAAAATTCTATTCATTGGATAGGACATTACATGCATGTTTTAAAAGATTTAGCTTCTGAATGTGATTCTATTACAGAATTAGGAGTGAATGAAGTAAACTCTACATGGGCGTTTATGATAACGCGGCCGAAAAAAATAACATGTATAGATTTTGAATTAAAGACAAATCATAGAAAGCATTTAGCTAGTACAACGCCGTGGTTATGCAATCCATGGTTAGATAAAGCTATAAAATTAGCTGCATATGAAAATATTGAATTTGTAGTGTTAGAACAAGATACTACAAAAATTGAAATAGAGCCAGCTGATATGATGTTTATAGATACAACTCATACTTATAATTGTTTATCAAAAGAATTAACATTGCATGGAACAAAAATTAATAAGTATATTGCAATTCATGACACTGTATTATTTCCAGAGCAAAATAAAGCTATTGAAGAATTTATAGCTGCTAACCCAAATTGGGTGATTAAAGAAATTTATAAAGACAATCCTGGATTAACTGTATTAAAAAATACTAATAATGCAGCATAATTTAATATATCACTTCTATCCAGAAAAGACTAAATTTGATTTTCATTATCAAACTTTAATAAAGTATAAAGATTTATTTAATGGAAGGAGAATAATTTGTTTTTCGTTAAACAACATAGACACAGTTTACAAGTTAAATGAAATACAAGATAAATTCAGTGACTTTGAAATCTTTACTATTGAAAATGATCAAGACGCTAGAGAAACTAAATCATTATTTCAAGTTTTATTACCTGAAATAATTAATGAGCCAGGTATTACTTTTTTCGGGCATTCAAAAAGTAATAGTGATAAAAGATTAACACTAGCATACTCAGAAATTCATACTTTATGGACTAAATACTTATATGAATCTAATTTAGATAATATTGAATTAGTAGACAATATAATGAAATCTTACGATAGCTGCGGTCCATTTATAAGAACAAGCAATTTAAGTGTAATACCATCATCAAAGTGGCATTATTCAGGTACTATGTATTGGCTTAAAAATGAATCTTTACGAAATAAAATTAATGAAATTAACGAATACCAAAAAGAATTTGGTATGAACAGATATGGGGCAGAAGGGTTCCCAGGATCTATTTTTAATCAATCAAATGCAATTTGTTTATTTGATATTGAAGGAGATTTAGGAGCTCCTATAGCTTCTAATGTTTTATTAAATTATAAAGACAAAAATTAAACAAATTTATGAACACAGTATTAATAACAGGAGTAGCGGGACTATTAGGATCTAGATTAGCTGATTACATTATTGAAAATCATCCAGAATACAATGTAATTGGAATTGATAATTTATCTGGCGGATATACCGAAAATGTTAATAAGGCCGTTACATTTATTTGTATGGACTTAACATTAGAACCAACAAAATTATCTTATATATTTGAAAAGTATAAACCTGAGCATGTATTTCATTTAGCAGCGTATGCAGCTGAAGGATTGTCTCCATTTATCAGAAGATATAATTATCAAAACAATTTAGTCGCAACTGCTAATGTCGTTAATGAATGTATTAAACATGATGTTAAACGATTAGTATTTACGTCAACTCTTGCTGTATATGGACATGGAGAAGGAGGATATTTTAATGAAACACAAACTCCAAAACCTATTGATCCATATGGAGTAGCAAAGTATGGATGTGAAATGGATATTCAAATTGCCGGAGAACAGCATGGATTGGATTGGTGTATTATACGCCCTCATAATGTTTATGGTATTAAACAAAATATTTGGGACAAGTATCGCAATGTATTAGGCATTTGGATGTTTCAACATATGAATGGGGAGCCTATGACTATCTTTGGTAATGGCGAGCAGACAAGAGCATTTAGTTATATTGATGATAGTTTAGAACCTTTATGGAATGCAGCTATACTACCCGAAGCATCTAAACAAATTATCAATGTCGGCGGTGTTGAAGAGCATTCAATTAATGAAGCTGCAACTATTCTTCATGAAGTTATAGGTGCTGGTGAAGTACTTCATTTAGAAAGTCGTCATGAAGTTAAACATTCAATTCCGACTTGGCAAAAGTCAGTTGATATTTTAGGATTTGAGCATAAAACAAATTTAAAAGACGGATTAACTGAAATGTGGAAGTGGGTACAAACTCAACCTAAAAGAGAACGTTTTGTATGGCCTTCATATGAATTAGAAAAAGGAATTTATAGCTTTTGGAAAAAATAAAATGAAAAAAATAGTTATAATACCTTGTTTCGGAGAAGGACATTTTACAACACTTCAAATTGAAAATTTAGTTAATACAATTAATCCAGATTATATTATATTCAATGAAGGTTTATTTCCAAGTGGACCTGAAAATAAAGGAGGGATTGACGTAAACTTTCAAACTGAATTTTGTTATGAAAATACTAATTTAGCTTGGGATACAAAATTAGTTCAATCTTCAATTAAAGAAGCTCAAGAATTATTTCCAAATACTAAAATTATTTGGAATCAAATGAATTATGAAACTTCAGACGCTAATATATGCTATGTTGAAGCTGTTAGCAATTTTAAAGAATTAGGAATTGAAATTAATGAAGGTGATATTATATTTCCATTAGAAGGGGATGTATTTTTTCATGAAAATGATGTTGCGTTATTAAATGAGTATTTAGAAAATTTAAAACCTAATGAAGGGTTGCAAGCTCCATATGTAGATTTTATGGAAAATCAATATTATGTTGAAGGTAATGCATTAAACCCTAATACAATACATTACAGAAGAATTGCAATTAAATTTGGCACATGGGACTATTATAAATCAATAGTAGTTAATTTTATGAGTCAACAATATCCATTGACTATGTTTCCTAAATATATATTTCATTATGCTTGGTGGAGACCTGGAAAATATAAACAACTTCGTGTGTCACAATTGAAACGTGATACTGAATATCATAATAACTTTTTAGCTGGATTGGAATTAGCAAAACAATGTAAAGATGCTTCAATTGTAGTAAGGCCAAATAAAGCAGAATCAGATCCAGCAAGATATATTTGTAAGATTGATATTCAGCATCCAAAAGAAATAATTAATCATCCAAATTACATATATTTAAGAAATGAATAAAAAAATACTAATAGATTGCGGTTCTAATTATGGACAAGGGTTTACTGAGTTATCAAAAAAATTATTAATTGATGATACTTGGAAAGTTATAATGTATGAGCCAAATAAAGACTGTTATAATTTTTTAATTAAAAAATATAAAGAATTTATTGATATTAATAATTGTGGTGTATGGAACAAAAACGCAATAATGACATTTAATATACCAGACCCTAGGACAAATAATAATACTCAAGGAAGTACTTTTTTAGGTCAAGAAATTTTTAGTAATCACATATCCAATGGATATGGATATGTAGATCAATATGAAGTTAATACTATTGATTTAGCCACTGTAATTGAATCATATAAAAATTATGAAATTTATTTGAAATTGGATATTGAAGGAGCTGAGTATGATGTATTAGAGCATTTAATTAAATTAGATTTAATTAAACCTATAGAAAAAATATTTGTTGAGTTTCATAATAGATTTGTAAAACCAGAATTGCAAAATGAATATAATTCTAGGTACAACTCTATTATACAATATTTTTCTGATAATAATATTAAATGGAGTAACTGGTAGTATGAAAAATTTAGTATATATAGTATCCATTGATCATACAAGCTCAAGATATAAATTTTCTGACTTTTCAGTTAATTGCATTGAGAGTTGGAAATATTGGTGTGATAAAAACAATGTTGATATCATAATACAATATGAGTCAGACCCTAGAGTAGTAATGCCTATCTGGAATAAAGAATTTGTATTTGATAAATTTGAAGAAGGTAAATATGATAAAATTGCAGTAGTTGATTCTGACACTATGATTAAATGGGATGCTCCAAATTTCTTTGATTTGTATGAAGATGAATTTTGTGGAGTAATAGATTCTGCCAATTTAAGATGGGTAGATAATAGTATTAAAACTTACAAAGAATACTTTCCCGAATTTAAAGATATTGAATTGCCATTACATGAATATATCAATGCAGGAGTATTAATGTTTAATAAACGCCATAAGTATATATTTGATGAATTAGTTTCTTTTTATTTAAAACATAAAGATACTTTAGATAATTGGAACATAGGAGGAGTAGGAAAAGAGCAAACTATATTTAATTTAATGTTGAAAAAATTAAATGTAAAAAAGAAATTTTTGTCTCCGGAATGGAATTTAATAGCTATACAAAAGCGTGGTATGTTAGATTATAATTGGCAATTAAATGAAGTGCAAATACCATTCTTTATAAGTTATTCAAATATTTGGCACTTTACAGGCATTTCGATTGAGAATAAACAATCATTGATTGATCAAACATGGTCAATAGTAAAACACAATTATCAATGAAAAATATAGTATTTATACCATTTATAGATAATAATGATGGTAGGGCAGCTGGATATCGATATAGCATAAAAAGTTGGGAGTATTGGTGTAAAAAGAATGATTGTGAACTAGTAATTTTTGATGTACCATTGACGCCAGTTAGTGACATGAAAATTACTTGGCAACGATATTTTGTATTTGAAATGTTAGAGAATTCTGATATTGAATATGACCAAATATTATTGGTAGATTGTGATACTATTATTCATCCTGATTGTCCTAATTTTTTTAATGAGACTGAAGGATTATATTGTGGGGTAGTAAATGACGGTAGTTATGAATGGACTATTAGAGGCATTGAAAATTATTCTAAATTTATATTTGGTAATACAATTCCATGGCATACTACTATTAATGGAGGATTTCAGATAGTTAACAAATCGCATAAAGAATTTTTTAAATACATTACAGATTTTTATTTATCAAATAAAGATTTATTTTTGCAAGTACAAAATTTTTCTAAAACTGGCAGTGATCAAATTCCTTTGAATTTCTTTTTAGCTGAAAAGAATATAGCAATTAAGCATTTTCCATACGCATATAATATGATGGAAATGAACAAAAAAGAAATTATACATACAGATTTCTTATTTACTAAATTAGGATGGATTTTTCATTTCAATTCCGATTTGCCTAAATATAGTGAAGAAAGTGAAGATTTATTTTGGATGCGAGAAACTTATAATTACTTATACAATGATATTAAATAAAACTTATAAAATAGGAACTATGGTAATGTTCTATGAAATAGACGCTGCCAAAGACTTTACAAATTCGGTTAAATCTGCTTGTGTAGATTTGCAAAATAAAGAAAATATAGAAGTTGAATATCTTTTAAATTTGTCTCAATTAACTGAAAAATTAGATACTACACAGATCTCTAGAGAAGACTTAATTAATAAATTTAAAAAATATTGTATAGACCCTTTATTATCTATAGGAATTAAAACTTCTTATAAATTATATGAAGATGATAATACTTTATATTCTATAGGCTCTTATAGAAGAGATTTAAACTATTTTAATTGTTTGAATTTTGATTATATTGTATGGGGAGAGTCTGATTGTCTTATGCCTAAACAATACTTTGAAGCCGTTGAGCAGATATCTGCGTATGCAACTCAATCCAATATTAATAGATTTTGTCTTACTTTTGCAGTAAGAAAAATGTGGGATGCTAGCTGGAGTGTTTTAGAGCATAAAGATTTTCAAAATAAAACATTCCTGCCTTCAACTCATGAAGCATGCTCAACAACACCTTCTAGCATTTGGTATTATATGAAAGAAGATGAAATGAATCAAATTAATAGTAAGTATGATGAATTTGATATATCAATACTTAATTATCCTAGATTCGATGGCTCACTATTAACTATATCAAAAGACTTATTGTTAAATGGTGTTAATATACCGCCGGCGGTATCAGGAACTGGCGAGGACACTGCCTTTCAAAATTCAATTAATACAATAATGGGTAACAGCTATGTACAATTTGTAGTTAAGAATGTACTTAAAGTACATAATAGAAATCATCCATTTAAACGAAATTATATATTAGGAGAGGATTCAAACTCTAATGTAAGAGATAGAAGATCTGCAAATACAGTATTTGATGTAATACATAAAAAATCAAATTATAACTTATCACTGATCGGGTCTAATCAAAACAAATTTGAAACAATATGAATTTTATAACTACATTTACTAAAGAAATATACGAAATTTGCGGTAAAAAATTATTACAGTCATTTATTAATACTAGCAATGATACAACACATAAATTATATGTATTTTTTGAAAACGAAGATGATTTATATTCAGAATACTATCCAGATTGGTTATTAGAATGGATTGATAATCCTTCTATTGTTATTGCAAACATTATGACTTATGAATATGATAATAAAAGAATTGTAGATTATGTAGATGCTAATTTAAAAAGCAAAATTGAATTTACTGATGAATACTCTAGTCCAAGAAGCGTTAAATGGTTTCGTCCTGTCGCAGCAATGCAATATATGAATGAAATTACTAATGAAGATTTTTGTTCTATAGATTCTGATTGTCTATTTATAAAGTATATTGAACCTTCTCATATTTTAAATATTCTAAAAAATTATAACATAGCTTATTTAGGAAGAGAATTATTTAAAGTGATGCGACATGGTGCATATGATAGCAATGGAAATTATATTATGACTAATCAGGTATCTGCTACAATTAAAGATACTCATACTGAAACGGGATTTTTAGCATTTAATAAGTCAATTCAAGGTACTAAAGAATTTATATTTAATAACTTTAACTATTGGATAACTGGCAATGTGTTATCGTTACAATTTAAAACTGATTGTCATACATTTGATGCAGTTAAAAATGAAATGGATTTAAAGTATAATAACCTTTGTGCACATTGCGGAGATATATCTCCAATTGGAAGTAGAGTTTTAGAAGCTAGTGCAATGGGAGAATATATGATTCATCATAAAGGAACGATTGGCCCAATATTATATCAGAAAAATAAATTATGATTCCAATATCAATACCAAAGTTATACGAAGAAGATAAAGATTTAGCAAAAAAAGCTATTGATGATAATTTTATTGCAAATGGCGAGCAAATAATTCAATTTGAAAATGAGTTTGCAAAATTTTGTAATAGAAAATATGCAGTAACATGTTGCAATGGCACTGTAGCTTTATATATGGCAGTTAAAGCTTTAAATTTGCCGAAAGGATCTGAAGTTATAGTTCCTTCAATGACAATTTTATCTTGTTTAACATCTATTACTGAAAATGGGTTAGTTCCTGTTTTTTGTGATATTGATATTGACACTTGGAATGTAGATTTTAAATCTATAGAATCTAAAATTACTGAAAATACTTCAGCTATAATTGTAGTTAATACATATGGATTAGTAGTTGATCCTAATAAAGTTATGACTCTAAAAACTAAGTATCCTGAAATAAAAATAATAGAAGACGCATCAGAATCACATGGAGCTAGCTATGAAAATATTATAGCAGGTAGTATTGGTGATATAGCAACTTTTTCATTCTACTCAAATAAAATTATTACAATGGGAGAAGGCGGCTGCATATTAACAGATAATATTGATACTTATAACCAGTTATTAATGTTACGAAATTTGAATTTTACGGAGCGTAAAAGATATATTCATTCTGATATTGGGTTTAATTTTAGACTAACAAATATGCAGGCTAGTATCGGTTTAGGACAATTACATAACATAGATAAAACTATTAGTGACAGAAAACGAGTTGCATCTAGATATAATCAATGGTTTGAAACTAATGATAAGATACAAATACCATTACAGCCTAAAGGATATAATAATGTATATTGGTACTATAGTATATTAGTTAAAACAAATTATGACATTGTATTACAAGCTTTAACAGAAAATGAAATAGATTATAGACATTTTTTTTATCCGTTACATAAACAGCCATTTATTAATTCTAAAGAAACTCTACCAAGTTCAGAATATGTTAGTAAACATGGTTTAATATTACCAACATATTCTGAACTGACAAATGACCAAATAGATTATATTGCAAACACAATATTGAAATTTATATAAAATGAAGAAATTAAATTTAGCATGCGGGCCTTTATATTTAGACGGATATATCAATATTGATAATCAATCACAATTTCCAGATACTCGAGTTGATATCAATGCAGATGTATTTGAATTAGAATTTGATGAAAACTCAATTGACGAAATTATAGTATCACACTTTGCAATGTATATTAAAGGAGGGCAAGATTCGCCTAGTAACCCAAACCAAATGCGTCAGCAACTTACTAAATGGTTAGGTTGGCTGAAACCAGGTGGACGTTTAGTAATGGAAACTGCTAACATAAAAAAAGTAGCAGAATTTATAGTAAATTGCAACGATGCTTGGGATTTGCATAGCAGTAAAGGGTTGAAACAAATATTTGGGTGGGAAAACACTTATGGTCATAAGTGGGCATGGTGTCCGGAAACATTGATACCATTATTCAATGAAGTAGGGTTTGTAGACACTGCAATTTACGAAGCTATGTATCATAGTAAAGAACGAGACTTTATTATTTCCGGCAACAAAATTTGATTTATATAAAAGATTTCATTATATTAACCTATAAATAAAAAAATGATTGTTAAAAAAGAAATAAAATCCTATGAAGATTATGTGGAAGCACAAAATAATCGAGGTGGCATAGATGATAGTACATTACATTACAATAATATTATAAACACTATATTTGATAAACATCAAATTGGGTTTGATGATAATATTTTAGATATTGGTACTAGAAATGGTATTTTTGTTAGCCAGTTGCATGACAAAGGATATAAAAATGTATATGGCACTGATATTAGTGTTGCTGCATTTGAAAACTTATGGCCTAAACTATCTGAAAATGTGCGTGCACATTTAGCATTGGAGGACGCACAAAAATCAATATCTGCTTTTGGTAAAACATATAAATTTATATCTATGTCTCATGTATTTGAGCATATGTATGATATAGATTCAGTATTTACTAATATTAAAGAAGTATTGGAACCAGACGGAGTATTATATGTAGTAATACCTAAAGAAAACAACACAGAACATAGAGCTCACTATTTAGCTATTGATTCATTAGATTCATTTGCTGAATTGTTTATGGCCAATGGGTTTGAAATATTAGGGTTGTTTGAAAATGTTAATAGATTCTATCACCACGAATTGCAAATAATTGTTAAACTTAAATAAAAATATGAGAAGTATTAGAAACACAAATGTGTGTGTAATAGGCGGAGCTGGTTTCATTGGCTCACACCTTGTAGATTATCTAGCAGACGAAAGAAATTGTAAAGTAATTGTATTAGACAATTTAATTACAGGGCGCAATAAAAATATCAATTCTAAAGCTAAATTTATTTGGCATGATATTAGAGATAATGAAAATGAATTAACTAAAATTTTATTAGACAATAAAATTGAGTATGTATTTAATTATGCAGCTGAACCATATATTCCTGAGTGTTTTGAAAGACCAATGCACTTTTTTGATATTAATGCAACTTCTGTATTAAGAGTACTTAATGCTTGTCAAGCAGCAAACATCAAAGGTTTGATGCAAGTATCATCAGCTGAAATTTATGGTGATATGAAAGGTAAAATTAAAGAAAGTGATCCTGTTGAACCTCATTCAACTTATGGAGTTTCTAAATTAGCAGCAGACGGATTGGTGCAAGTAAGATGGAAGGAAGCTGGGGTACCTGCTATAGCATTACGTCAATTTAATTGTGTTGGAGAACGTGAGACACATGAATATGTAATACCGGAAATTATTTCACAATTATCAAAATCAAATCAACTTAAATTAGGAAATAATTCTTTTAGAGATTTCTTATATGCAGGAGATGCAGTTAGAATGTCAGTTGAATTATTAGAAAAAGGTCAATTCGGTGAAGTATATAATATGGGCTCAGAAGACGGAATTCAAATATATGATTTAGGTCATTTAATTGGTAAGTTAATGGGTCATGATGAAGTTATAATTAATGTTGATCAAGACAAAGTTCGTCCATGGGAAATATGGCACTTGCAATCAGACAATACAAAATTATATTCTGTAATTGATGCGAGATATTCAACAACTCTAGAAGACTCTTTGAAAAAAACTATTAACTATTTCTATGATAATGGAAGCAAATGGGATTGGATTAACCAATAAAATTTATTACGTTAATGATCTTAACATTCCTAATGGATATTATAAGTTTGATAGACATAGGACCCCTCATGCATATATAGAATTATTGCCATGGAGTTCATTGCAATGGCAAGATTTGCATACAATTGGAAGCGGTAATGTAATATTTATACAAACGCCTACGTCAGACGAATCAAATAAATTAACTGCATTGTTGTCTATCATGGACAGCAATACAGTTTTTATTAATCAAGAAACAAATATATTTGATTGGTTTGATTGGACAGCAGATGCACAGCAACTATACATAAAATGTTTGTCGAAGTGTAAAGCATTTTGTTACCATAATGAACATGATAAAAAAGTAATGGAAGCATTTACTAATAAATTTATCAAATATCCTGGCTGTGTTAATTTAATTTCAGATGAAATTAAAACTATTGAAAGTGGAAACTATATATCAATTGCAGGCCCATTTAAACGATATCAGCGTGGAATGATAGTGCATAAATTAATTTATGATACCGTACCTAACGATATTGAAGTTAGATGTATGAAATATAATAGACCTCCTGAAGGAGTAGGATTAACGTCATTATCATTTCCAGATTCATATTCATTAGGTAATATGAAATTTCAAAATTTTATGCATGTAGATGAATGGATATCATATATTTACAATTGCAAATTTGGAATAGATATACAAAGAGATTTTTCATGCGGTAACAATTCAATTGAATTTGCATCATTAGGTGTTCCATTAATTGGCAATATACAATTAGATTGCCAAAAAGATTTATATCCTTATACATCATTTGAATATACAGATTACAAAGCAATTAAAGAATGCATAACTCGTTTATTAACTGATGCTGATTTTTATAGTTTAGTAAGTAAAACGGCATTAGAAAACGTTAGTAGTATGTATAGCAGCTCAGTTGTTACAGAAAAATTTAAACAAGACATAAATAATATATTATGAAAATTTTAATAACAGGAGGAGCAGGATTTGTAGGAACAAATTTAATTGCAAAGCTGCTTGAAGAAGGTCATAAAGTTGTATCAATAGATAACTATAATACAGGATTGAAAAGTAATCACCAAGAAGGATGCCTTTATCTAGATAGAGATATACGAACTATATCTGACTATTCAGCTTGGGGCGATTTTGATATTATATACCATTTAGCTGCAATTGCTAGAATACAACCTTCTTTTATGAATCCAGAAGAGTATTTTACGACCAATGCCAATGCTACTATGAAGTTAGCAAAATATTGTTCTGAAAAAAATATACCGCTTGTATATGCAGGAAGTAGTTCACACCACTCAGGTAAATTTAAAAACCCGTATACCTTTAGTAAAGATATAGGAGAAGAGATTATTCAATTATTTCAAAATCATTATAATTTAAAAGCTACTATAGTTAGATTTTATAATGTTTATGGCCCGTATCAATTAAAAGAAGGAGGATATACTACTTTAATAGGAGCATGGGAGAAGAGAGTTGAAGAAGGTATGTCACTTATTATTTTCGGAGATGGCACAAAGCGCAGAGACTTTACACATGTAGATGATATTGTAAATGGATTGATTTTAGTTAGTACTAAACAAGCTTGGAATTTTATATTTGAATTAGGAAAAGGGCAAAACTATTCAGTAAATGAAATAGCATCTGCATTTGGAATAGAAGTAGAATATCAAAAGAACAAGCCAGGTGAAGCAGATATAACTCTTTGTACGGACACATTAGCAAAAGAAATACTAGGATGGAGCCCTAAAAAAGATATTATTGATTATATAAAAGAATATTTAGTATGCAAAAAATAACATTTGTCTTACCTTCAAGAAACAATCTTGAATTTTTAAAATTAGCATACAAATCAATTCGAAATTTAGGTACTAAACATGAAGTACTTATATTAGATGATGCATCTATTGATGGAACATTACATTGGATTGAATCTCTTAAAGATGATGACCTTATTGTATATAGTAATCCAGGTCCAGAAAGAATAGGAATTGTAGGAATGTTTGATAAAGGAATTGAAATGGCTAAGACAGAAATTATATTTGCGTTTCATGCAGATATGGTAGCTGCTCCAAATTTAGATGTTAATATACTTAAACATTTAACTGAAGGAACTGTAGTGTCAGCTACTCGAGTTGAACCGCCTTTGCATCCTCCTGGGCCGGAAAAAATTACACTTCCATGGGGCAATGAAGTTGAAGATTATAATTATGATAAATGTGTTCAATATTTTTTAGAATTAGAATCAATACATAAAAATAAGACTACTGAGGGTATTTTCGCACCATGGTGTATGTATAAAAAAGATTATTTATCTATTGGCGGCCATGATGAAGTATTTGCTCCGCAATCAAAAGAAGATTCAGATTTATTTAATAGGTTTGTTTTAAATGGATATAATGTAATTCAGTCATGGGACGGACTAGTATATCATTTTACTTCCAGGGGAAGCAGATTTAATAAACATGCCGGTGGCGGAGCAGGAAAGAATAGCGATGAATGGACATATACTACTACTAAAAATAGTAAAGAGTTTATTCGCAAATGGGGTCACTTTGTTAAACATGATACCCATATGAAGCCTATTATACCGCCTAAATACAATGTAGGTTTTATCTTAAACAATGCTTCAATGGCATCTTTGAGCGCCTTGGAAACGTGGTGCACGACAGTGTACATACATGATAAAGACAATTTAATTAGTAGTTATATTGCAAGGGAACAGACTAATACATTATATAGTTTAGCTGACAGAGTATTACCTTTTGACAGCGAAAAGAATAATGATATATTAGTTGAATTCGATGCTAATATATTTAATCAAGAAGATTTTAATATCGTACAACAGCTGTCTGAAATAATTAAAGACTCAGGTGAAATAGGTACGTTTCAAATCAACAATTTAAAAATTACAATAAACAGTTTAAAAGAATACCAAAACGATTTAATACATTTAAAATGAAAAGCAAATTAGGAGTTATAGGACAAGGGTTTGTAGGAACTGCTGTCACTGAAGGGATGTCTCATTGTTATGATATGATAACATATGACAAAGATCCAAATAAATCATGTACAGAAAAATCTTTATATGATGTAATTAATAAAACTGAAATAGTATTTTTGTGTGTACCTACACCAATGTACAAATCAGGAGCATGTGACTTATCTATAGTACACAATGCAATGAAAGAAATATCATCTGTATGCAGAGACTTGAAAAAACATGTAACTGTAGTACTTAAATCTACAGTTCCGCCTGGAACAACTGAAACCTTAAATGAATTATATAGTTACAATGTAGATGTAGTATTCAATCCAGAATTCTTAACAGAAGCAAATGCCAATGACGATTATAAAAATCAAAATAGAATTATTGTAGGAGGTGAAAGACCACACACTTCTCAAATCAAACAAATATTTGCAAAAGCTTTTCCTAAAGTGCCTATTATCAAAACATCTTCAACTATTGCAGAAATGGTTAAATATGTTACTAATACATTTCTAGCAACTAAAGTTTCATTTGCAAATGAAATGTATCAAATTTCAAAGGCATTGGATATTGATTATGACAAAGTAATTGAATATGCTAGATATGATGAGCGATTAGGACAATCACATTGGTCAGTACCCGGCCCGGATGGAGATTTTGGATATGGAGGTCATTGCTTTCCTAAAGATGTAGCTGCTTTAACTTATTTGGCAAAAGCGATTGGAGTAGATCCTATTGTGCTTTCCGGCACTGCATATAAAAATAATGATGTTCGAACTGATTTTGACTGGACAAAACAAATAGGGAGAGCAGTATCTGAAGAGTAATGCAATATTTTATATTACTCCCAGGCGACACAGAGCAAGACTGTGATTACGATTCGAACTTATTAGGCGAATCATCATTTAATACGTTTTACGCGGGACAAGGATTAGTTGCTTTAATGACTATGGTAGACAGAAGTCCTGAGTTATTAAAAGACGTAAGAATTAAGACAGACCGAAATCAAACATTAACAGTAGAACAATTTCTAACTGAAATACAACCTTTAAAAGTAAAATCATGACAGAAGATAACACTATTAAAATTTATCAATCAATAATCAATTCAGATTATACAGTACACATAGTTTACAAAGAGAATCCTGGGTATAAAGATATAAAGGAATCTTTGGATTCTATTAAGTCTGTAGGAGCACTATGGGTAGGAACAACAAATATATTTATTGATGGAGAGTCAATTATTGATAATAATATTGATCGAGATCAAATACTAGCTCTTGAGGCTCATGAAATTGCACATTCATTATTGCAACATGAAGCAGGTACAGATGAGCAATCAGAAAAAGAAGCAGACTTGTTTGCAATCACTTTATTAGATATGGATGGACATCACAGAGCATCTGAATATTTAAAAGAAAGACTTCAAACTAATTATGGAATTGATTATTCAGAATTTGAAGATCAATTCGAATCAGAATTTGAAGATGATTGGAAAGTTATTGATGCTGAAATGTTTGGAGAATTAGACCAATAACATATTTATTACTATAAGCACCACCTTAACTTATGTTAGTCTTGGGTAGAGATACCTTCGAGGAGTCATTGGCTCTAAAAAGATTAGCATTACTAAATTATTAATTTATCAAAAAGGAAATTATGTACACAACAAACCTTACCACGCTTCGACCTGAAGCTTACATTACCGTAAAGAAAAACAGACTTAAACTTTACGAAGAAAAAAATCATTATTTAAAAGACAAATCTAAATTCGAGATTGAATTGTTCAATCCTACAAGCCAGAAAGTACTAGCTAAAATTTCATTGAATGGAAAACAAATGGCGACTGGTATTATCATTGCAGCAGGAGAAAGAGTTTACCTTGAAAGATTTTTAGAGTCTCCTGAGAAATTCCAATTCAATATATTTGAAGTAGATGATGTTAAGGAAACTAAAAAAGCTAGAGTTACCAATGGAGTAGTGTCAATATCATTTTACAGAGAACAATTCAATGGATTGTTATTTGGAAATGGAACAAGCACAGTAACAACATATCCTAGTACTTTAACATTAGGAACTCCATATATTGGAAATGTAACTTACACTACAAACAATGGTCAAGGAATATGTTCAACGGCTACTTCTAACGTATCAAGCGGCAATGCTTTATTTAATAATGCAGGTGTTAGTACCTTTGCAGGACCTAATATTAAAACGGCTATTGACACTGTGGAAACAGGCAGAGTTGCAGAGGGAGGAAAGTCTAAACAAAAGCTACAAAAGGCAGCCGGAAAATTCAATGATTATACAACAGAAACGTTTGTATATCAATTATTGCCGGAGTCTTTGAAAGTCGTTAATATAGGCGATATACGAGCCTACTGCGGCGAATGTGGGGTGAGAATCAGAAAGTCATCTTGGAAATATTGTCCTACTTGTGGCAATACATTGTAATAAAATCTAACTAAGTTAAGGTGCTTATATTATTATTAGATATTTATTATAAATTAAAGACAAATGAAAAGACTTAAGTTAGAGACTGATTTACTTAATGTATCTAAACCTTACGGTATTATGCCAGGAGACAAGGTTCGTAACATAAATAAATCTTGTGTACATTATAAATCAACAGGCGATGTAGTTAGCATTGATGACAAAGGTAATATTACTTACAAAGTAAATAACCAAGGAGCTACATTTACACCGGGAGATTTTCTAACTAAATCAGCAAAACAATTAATTAAGATATTTACACATACAAACATTCCTCCTGGACCAACAGGTTCAGTTACTGAATGTGTAGTAGCTAGATTAGAAGTAGGAGGCAAAACTATTCTAGCTAAAAACAGAGACAGAGGTTACAAAGCTGATATTGAAATTATTCATGAACTTATCAATGGTGTTGAAGTAGCTTATTTACATGATACATTAACAGATTGGTCTGAAGGATTAAATGAATTCGGTATTGGAATTGTCAATGCATCATTGATGGTCGACTTTGATGAAAAGGCAGGTGACCTAGCGCGAGGAGAATTAGATAAAGGTAAAGCTCCTAAAATATCAGCAGACGGTTTAAAAATTAGAACAGCATTGTCTAAAAAGAAACTTTCAGAAGCAATGAGATCTGTTATTAATTTTGTAGGAGATGATAAAAATGATGTAGGAGTAAAGGGTCAAACTATTATAGCAACTCCTAAATATTCTTTCATCATTGAAATGACATCTAAACATTTACCTATTATAAATCAAATAGAAAACAAAGATATTTTAGTAAGAACCAATCATGGTATTGAACATCCAGAGACAGGTTATACTAGTGGCATAAAAAGAAAATCGTCTGAATCTAGAATGGAGATATCTAAAGCTGCATTAGCAAATGTTAAAGATGCTAATGAAGTATTAACAACCTTAGCTGATCAACATGTAGATGATAATTTTCTTAATCCATATAGAAGAAAGAATAAGCATGATATGGAAACCACTTCGCAGATTATGTACAACTTAAATGATTTAGAGTTACATATGAGATGGGATACTGATCAATCAGAATTCAAAGGCTATGTAAATAGATTACCAAAAGGGTATAAAGCAAAGATAAAAGTATTTGTCGGAGAAACGAAATAAGTTTTGGTAATACCAAATGAATTTATTATCTTTATATTATGAAAAATTATTTTAACAATGTGATGGTTGAAGGCTTTGAGCTGTTAGCTGCAGACAATGTTGATTGGCCTTATGAATTAACTCAATGTCAACAAGTAGAATTGCTTACACAAGCTATGATGTACTTTGAGGAACAAGAAGAATATGAAAAATGTTCTATATTGCAACAAAAAATAGAATTGGTTAATAACCCACCTAAAAGAAAGCGAGGTAGACCTCGTAAAGTAAAAATTGGTTTAGAGAAAAAAGAAGTTAATTAATTAATAAATAAGTTATGGACGCAGCAATAATGACACTTGTTACAGTTGGCCTAATCATGGTCTTTGTTCACACTATTGGTAATTCTAAAAAATAAAAGTTATGGCAAAAAGAAAGTTACGTGTAGGAATAGATGTAGATGGAGTATTAAGAGATTTTGATACTAAAGCAATGGAAATTATCAAACGGCTTTATCCAGACAAAATTTTATCTGAAACAACTCATGGCTGGGATTTTCCTAATGTAGATGTACCAATAGAAGAACTATCAAAAATATGGAGAGACACTCATTGTGAAGAGATCTATAGAGAAGCTGACCTTATGCCTGGAGTCAAAGAAGAATTTAAACTTCTTAAGGAATGGGGAAGAACTCAGCGACCTGGATTTCAATGGTTATGTGTAACAGCACAAATGCCTTATAATGCATGCCATACTTTATATTGGTTAGGTAAACACTATTTCAATTTCCTTGAAACGTATGTATCTAATTACAAACACAAAGTGGACATTGATTTCTTAATTGATGATTCGCCTAAAAATTATGACAAATGGGTTGCAGCAGGAAGAGATGAAAAAGAATATATCTTATTTGATAGACCTTATAATCAAGATTGTTTAGCCTCAAACAGAATATATAAATTATCAGATGCTATAGAAATTTTCGCGAAAATTTAATTTTCTGATATTTATATATAAATTAATTGGAATATGGAAGCAGGAACATACGACATCTATGAAGGCGGTAATGATTTATATGCCAATGAAGGCGGTTATTTATTAGTAACAGATATAATTCGTGGTGATCAATTAGGAGTAGAAGTTATTGATTTTTACATAGATGAAATGGGAAATGGATTTATATACTTTGATGGCGAAGAAGCATTCGCTCAATCAAATGTAATGGACTATGAAGCATTGGAAAGTATTTTTTATCTTCAATATACAGTTGAACAAATTAATCAATAATAATAATAAAAACAAAAATTTATGAGTAAGTCAGTTTTCGACATTAAGTCAGATTTAGATGCCCTTTGGACAGATTTCACAGAAAACCATCAAATCTATGCAGATAAAGGTAACAAAGCCGCTGCAGCAAGAGCTAGAAAAGCAATACAGGAAATCAAAAAACAAGTAACAGATTATAAAAAAGCATCGGTAGAGCAAACCAAAACCGGTACAATTTAATAACTAAACAACTCACTTTCGCACAGATAGTATACAACATTATGAAAAAAGAAGAAATAATTCAAATTATCAAAGAAGAAATTGCTAACGAATTGGCAAATAAAACTGCAGTAAATGAAGTATATGATTTAGAACAAATAAAATATAGTGCTACTGTGCGAAAGCAAGTTGATAGTTTAGTTACGGTAATTGCAAAAACGCCAAATCTTAATAAAACAGCTATTGCTTCAATATTAAATGATATCATCATGGCATTAGGCCTTGACAGAACCCAAATAACTATGTATATGGGTATGATCAAACAACAAAGACAAAAATACAATTTCTAATGAAAGTATCTGAGTTCAGAAAACTAATTAGAGAAGAGGTTCGCAAAGCTATCAAAGAAGATGGCAGTGAGTCTTTATATTATCAAGATGCTGTGGGTAGAAGACCTGCAGGTCAATTAAGAATGCAACATATTGATGATGTAGAAAAATGGAAAATCACTGCTATGCAAATAGGAGCCATTGTAAAAGATCGTGGAGATGATTGGATTGCAGTTATGCCTAACCAAGATGTACTTGGAACATATAGTAAAGTTTTACAATCAAGTGAATTAGCAATCTACGCATAACAATGGCAGCAAAAGCAAAATCTACGACATCATCCTCAGCTAAAGTAAATTCCAACAAAAGAAAAAGACCAGGGGTTCATTCTAAAAAGAAAAACTCTGTTAGCAAATCTGGAAAGAATTACAAAAAAGCTTACCGAGGTCAAGGTAGATAATTTCAATTAAATTTATTTGGTTCATTCAAATGAATTCCTTATTTTTATGTAATAAATAAAAAGGAATTTATGATCATATCTATTGTCGTATTATCTATACTGCTTGTAGTAACAATAGCATTTCTAGCATCTGCTATTATTCACATTAAAAAAATTCAAAACGAACTTGAACAGCTATCAATTGAACAGTATACTCAAAATACTGATATCAATGATTTATTTAAGCATAACAACAAAGCTGCTAGAGCTATTAATGATATTGCTGAATATTTGTCAACTCAAAACGACAGAAGGATTACTATTCCATACTCAGGCCCATGGGGTAAATCATAAAAATACTTTGCAAAAGATTAGGATCTTTGAATAGTTATTCTTATCTTTATATATAGAAATTAATAAAAGATATGATAAATTTATTTTTAGGAATTATTGGAGCTGGCTTTGTATTAGGAGGCTTCATGGTAGTAGTAGTAATGATTGTAGAAGATCTTAAAAAATTATTTAAAAAATGAAACTAATTTACATGGAATGCACATTAGCTTTAATGGCTGAAAAAAATGTTGAAAAGGTTAATGCTTTAGTTGCCACTGGTACTATTAAAGCAATAGACAATGTTCCTTATTTATTAATTGAAATTCCTGAGTAATATGACTAAATCACAAATTTTAAAATTGCGTCCAGAATTCAAGTTAGCAGAAGGTAGAGTAACAATGAGAGATTGGTTTGAGATAACTCAAGGAGAATCATTTTGTTCTATAAGAAGTGGGCTTTGTCATGCTGATGGCGAAACTGCATCTCCTTTCCATTATGAAGAACTTGTTATAGGTAAGAGATCTTTGAAACAATCTATTGAAAAATTCAGTGAATGGTATAAAGGTGTATTAGAAGTAAATGCATATTATGAACAAATGGAAAAGGAAGTGCATTTTAATAGAGGGAACCTAAACAAATAAAAGTTATGGGAGAAGTAGAATTTGATGAATGTGATTTTTGTCATATAGAAAAACCAGTTGGAAGAACTTATTTAAGACCAACCAAATACGTTAAACCAGAAAATCCAGAAGAATATTGTAAGTTATACAATGAAGGTGGTTACTTTATTATTGTAAAGACTTGTTCAGATTGTGGTGAACCAAAAATTTAAAAAGAAATAAGATGGAAACATATTTAGATTTTTTAGCAGTAACGCTAATGACAGCAACTACCTTAGGGGTAGTTATTATAATAGTAGCAGGAGGTTATATGATTTACAAATATATTAAAGACGAATACTAATGAAAGATTTTTTTGAAGACAGACCAAAACTAAACCTTTGGGATAAAATATCTCTATGGTGGAAATTTGATGGAAAATATTACCACAAGTTCCTTAAACACGGAATAAAAAATATTATCTATTGGTTTCCAATTATCTGGAAAGATAGAAACTGGGATCATGGTTACATTTTTGACATCCTACAACACAAACTAAAAGCTCAATCCAAATACATTGGAAGCAACGACAGACACACAAGAGCTCAGTACGATGCTCAAAGAATGAATCTATGTATAAGCTTAATGCAAAAACTCCAGTACAACTATTACGACCTAGAGCATATGGATTATGCAAAAGATAGACATTGGTTTGAACCATGTGAGGGTAAGGAAGGATATTCAACTTGGGAGAGTGAAAACAT